TCACTTGGTTGGCGAAACCTTCTTCCCCCTTCGATTCCTGATGTAATGCTCCGTCATGACAACCGTTGTGTGGCCGAGCTGGTCGCGGGCCTGGACGATATCGCTTGACTCCTCTTTGTCTGTGCCGGCTTTTGCCCGCAGATCCCTCATCTGGAATTCAGGCTTGGCCACTCCAGCGGCTTCTCTGGCCAGGTCAAACCTTCTCCGCAACATTGCCGTCGTCATCGGCGTGCCATCTTCCAAAACGATCAGCCGTGTCGAGCGGACCTTGTGGGAAGCCTTTCTTGCCAGGATTCGATCAAGAACCACCTTCAATTCTCCAGTGATCTCGATACGTCGTTTGGCCTTTGTCTTCCCTTGCTGAACAGTTAAGCGACCTTCGCGAATATCGCGCTCGTCCATTTTTAGAGTGTCGCCGATACGCTGGCCAGTCAGATAAAACAAATCCAAAGCGTCCCGAAGGCCTACATCTGCCTTGTCATACACACGCTTAAGCAGGTCATCCTCAACATAGGTATCGCGGCCGGTCTCTTTGTTCCCCTTGATTCCAGAGCATGGGTTTGCCAGGGCCGTATATCCCTTGTCGCGCGCGTAGTTCCAGATGGCGCTGAAGAGCGCCTTCTCGCGATTTGCACGAACTGGTGCAGAGGAACGCCAGGTTAAATACTGCCTGATGTGTATGGGCTCGATGTTGTCGAGTGGTCCGGGCGGGTCATCGAAGAATGCCAGCAGGTTCTTCATTTCCCGGAGGTTGTCTTTCTGGGTGTTTGAACCCTTTGTTGGAACAACTTCAACCAGGTACTTCTCTGCCACGTAGCGAAAAGTAATGACCTTAGTTGCAGCTTCAGTTGCTGTGCGGTCGCGCTCGAGGCGCGCGTATTCCATGATCGCAACGCCGTAATCCTTCCCAAGATAGATCTCTTTGCGCGGCTTACCGCCAAGGTCATAGGTGAAGTACACCAGCTTTCCGCGCTTCCTTTCCCTGAGCCGGGATATGCTCCCAGGCTTTGTCGGTCTGCGTCCCATTTATCCCGCCTTGCGTGGCTTCCAGGTTAGTTTTTCTTTCGGATCTACCGGTCCGCCGACAAGCGCGGCCGAGATCACGCATGGCCATCCACTGCGTTTGATAGTGTGGCGAATGCCATTTCGAACGAGAACTGCGATCTGTCCGGCCTTTGTCCTTGCGCCAGTCAGCTGACAAACATCCTCATGTGATAAGAATTCGATTGTCATATCTCATCTCTCCTTTTCATCATTTCCCACCGCTCAGCAGTCAGGACAATGAAGTTCCTGATTCCGGTCAGCACTGGGTGAAATTCGCCGTCGAACTCTACGAAGAGCCCGGCTTTGCGCCGCTCTGGGGTTCGGTCGATTACGTCGAGAAGGCGGCCTACGCCGCCGTCTGGACGCTTTTCGTGGATATGGAATTGCATAGCTCCGCCTAGCCCGCGCTCGGCAGGCTTCTGAAAGTTGAGGGGTTGTTTCGGAAAGGTCTTGCAGACGCCGGCGTTGCGCGCGGCTACTGTGAGTGTGTTCGCCCGGCCCGTTGTCCTGGCTATCCGTCGACTGCAACACGGGCTGTGGCGAACTCCTCAAATGCCAGTTGCGGTACCGGGGTGTCACGGATAGTGATAGCGTCGGTTATCCGCGCGTGGGCTATATCCAGATACCCGAGCCTGTTCCCGTTCTCGTTGAGGTCTTTCTCGACGCCGATGAGCTTCCTGCCAAGCTGCATGCAGGCCACGCCGGTGGTACCGCTGCCCATCGTGTTGTCCAGCACCACCTGGCCAGGCTGGGTGTAGGTGCTGATCAGGAAGGACATCCAAGCCACGGGCTTCTGAGTTGGGTGAAAGCTGCCAGCCTGCTTGTCACTGGAGAAAAACTGCACCGATCGCGGGTACCGATCCGTTGAGTCGTATTCGGTCAGGGCCAGAGCTTTGCCGTAGCACTCCGAGTTGACTGTCTTTCGCTTCGCCGCCTTCCGCTCATGCCCCCCCGTCATCTGAGGGTTGTACACCGGCTGCTTGCGGTAGAAGACCTGGGCGCTTTCATGTGCCCGCAATGGCTGCTTCTTGGCGTTCAGGAAGCCGGTGGCGTTGCCTTTCTCCCAGATCCATTCATACCGATAGAGCTTCGGGTTGCTCGCCACCAGCATCGAGGCGAAGGGCTGGGCCGCGCACAACACGATGGCCGCCTCGGGCTTTGCGATCCTCAGGTACTCCCGCCAGAGCGGCTCGAGCGGGATGATGGTGTCCCAGGCACACTGGGTTGTGCCGTAGGGCAGATCAGCCAATACCATGTCGACGCTGGCGTCTGGCAGCTGCTTCATGACCTCCAGGCAGTCGCCGAGGTAGAGCTGATATTCGCTCATCGCTTCGGCCCTCGGTAGATCAGCCAGGCCATGTAGAGCGGGGCGAAGATCATGGCGCCACCCTCCGACCCCAGATGCAGACAGGACCTTCCTCAGTGTCGTGAATTGACAGGATGAACCATCCAGGCTCGGCAGGGTGTCGGATATCCCATGCCGAGCAATCGACCTGGCCGTCCTCCATGTAGGCGTCGAACACATCGGCATCGACGTCACTTTCCATGCAGGTGACCTTCGTTTCCACCTGGTGGCGCGCACACCAATCATCGAATTGCGCCAGGGTGATTTCATCGTCGAATTCCGAAAGGTAATCCGGGTGCGACCACCAGCCGTCGGCATCACGTTCAACTGGCAATGGCTGAATCAAAACGGTTTCTACAGGCATGACTTCGTCCTTGGCCGCTATAGCGGCTGACTTTGATGAGGAGTTTTACTTTTCTGGTACCTGGTCTTTACTTCACAAACCAGATCACTATGAAGAGAACGTCGTAATGGGCGAATGGTCGGATTACTTCGAGGACTTTCCGGAAGAAGATCCCGCGAATTTTAGTAAGCGAAATCCTGACCCCTTGGAGGGCGTCATGGAGTCGACAAAAAAGCGGGTTCGTGAGCGCTCGATCGCTGAGCGGGATGAGGTTCGGAAAAAACTTAGCGAAGCTTTCTCCCGAGACAACTCAAAGAAGAACTAGTCCTGGCTTTGAATTAGCTGGGATAAGGGTTGCTGCGGTGTGAATTCGCGTGCCTCCGCCGAGGCCATGGGCATTCACGACCGTCATGCGGCCAGTTGCTGCTGTTCCTGGCGCAACGCCTGTTGAACAGCCTCGACAACACGTCGCAGGTACGTGAACTTGTGATTCTCTTCGACAGCCTTGCCATCGAGTGGGTAATGCCATTCCTCGCCGAACAGCTCGGTCAACAGCGTGCTGTGGTGCCAGCATTCGTTTGCACTCTCGATGCCGCGCAGAACATCGATGTCATGCCAAAGCTCGCGGGCTTCGCCTTTACTCAGCTCGCCTAGTTCCCAGTCGTGGCGCCCGGTCTGTTGCCGGCGGCGTTGGACGATGCACTTCTTGGCCAGAGCATGCAGGGTGTTACCGCTGAACACCGTCGAACTGATACCGCGATCCAAACAGTTCAGGATGTAATCCCAACCGCAGTCTGCGACGAACTCCGCGACGGTACGCGGCCCCATCCCTCCCCAGTAGGCGTTCCAGCTGCTGTCCCAGCAGTTGATCGTGATCTTGCCCTGGGCTGTCTCATAGTTCGGGTCGGACTCAGTCGGGCAAGCGCGCCGGCCGAAGTCTTCCAGGAACACTGTGATCGGGTCGAGACGAGGCGCGCCGGTGATGACCAGCTTTGTGACTGTCGAGCGCTCAACCTGTAGCGGCTCGGCCGGTTTGTTTTCTGTGGGCATGAGGAGTCCTTGCCGGGCCATGCCCGGGCGACTGGTAGGTTTATAGGTGCCTGTCATCCATCTCGAGTAAGGGCTAATCCCTGAAGAGGAAGATGCATGACACAAGTTCTTGAGTGGCTGGACCTGCTTATCGCAATTCTCGAACTGATCAAACTGATCATCAGTCTGTGGCGCGGAACGCAATAAACATGAGGTGATACGATGGGCCTTCACTGAACTGGGAAGGCCCATGACAAAGCACGATATCTATGACGAGCTGGAAGGTTTCCAGCTCTGGAACTACATGGAGTGCGAGAAAGACGAGGAAGGCCGGGAGACATGGCAGGTCAACGTCGAGGTGAAGCGGGGCGGTGAAGTGGTGGTGCCGGTTGTTGCTGGCGATCGCACATTCCCCGACCGCGGTCTGGCCCAGGTCGCTGGCCGGGAGCTGGGCGCTAAGTTGGTGGCCGAGCGCGGTTAGGCCGCTTTCAACAAGGCCTCTATAACTCGCTGCCCCGCCAGAGGCGGCACTGCGCTTCCAGCCATGGGCATGGTATGTCGAAATGCCATCCGTTTGCTTTAGACTCTTCTCCTAAATCGGAGAGGGTAAACATGGACGCACGCAAGATGGAAACTCTGAAGCAAGAAGCGGAGCGCATTGCTCTTGAGCGGTTCGGTGCAACCTCATCGGCTGAGATCGAGTCGATTCTTGCAGTGCTGTCGTATGAGCAAACGTTGCTCCAGAAACATGGAAAGCGACAGCCAGCTGCTTATACGTGGCGCATGCTGGAAAAGCATGGGATTGTTTCGGGCGTCGAGAGAGTGGTTACCCGTGAGGCAGAAACGCAAGGCTACAAAGCTCTAGTCAGCCTTGGTTTACAGGAGTTCGCTTTTGAAGCTGTTGTGGTTAGGCATCCGGATATTTTCTCCCCTGAGGCAGTCGAGCATTCAGCTTCACGACTACGCGACTTTGAAGATTCGTTAACCTCCCGGTATAAATTTTGGTGGGTAAACCATAAGCAGACTTTTAAGGCCGAATTTGAAGGTGGCTATATTTGGTCGCCAAAAACCAATAAAAATGGTGCTCGCAACAAAACTTACGATAATTTGACCCAAGTGGAGCCTGGCGACGTTGTGGTGTCCTACGCTGATGGACATATCAAAGCGATCGGTGTCGCAATTCATAATTGCTCAGAGGCTCCAAAGCCTGAAGAATTTGGAACGATTGGTGCCAGCTGGGCTGCCAACGGGTGGTTAGTGTCGATCGACTGGATCGCATTATCGACTTGGATTTCGCCGAAGGCTCACATCGAGAAAATCCTAAAACTTCTACCGAAAAAGAATTCACCTCTACAGCCAAATGGTAACGGTAACCAGGGCTGTTATCTGGCGGCCATTTCGATTGCATTAGGTAAAGTAATTCTTAACCTTTTAGATGACGTTGATTTGGAAGCAGTAACCGCAAAGCAGATTTTAGTTTCCGTTGACGGGGAAGAGCTGAAAGACAGTGGCCGTTTGCCTGCGGAAGAGTTACGCAAAGTTACTGCTGAATATATTTGGAAGGCAGTACAGAATCTTCTTCAAGGCGCTCAGACCAAGGATTTTGGACCTTCTATCGACTACGATTTATTGGTTGAAGCGAACGTAAGGCTAGCCCCTAAGCAGGTCTTCGGCCTGGCCGCAACGGAAGCACTGGGATTCAATGTGATGCCGAAGCACTTTACCGCGGGAAAGGGGACCGTTTGTTTCGAGCTGCTGGAGGCTGCGGGCTACCGAATCATCGCTAAAGGCGAGCAAATTGACTCCGTAGAAGTACCCATTGATGCCGAGGAACGGGAATGGGCGGAAGGCCAGCTTAAGTTGGTTATGCATCTGCGTAGGGAGCGGTCTCCAGGTCTAGCCAAAGCAAAAAAGGCGGAATTTATCAAAGCTCATGGCCGGCTTTTCTGCGAGAAGTGCGGAATAGACCCCATCGAAACCTATGGCGAGCAGGGTGAAGCCTGCATCGAGGTTCATCACGACTGTATACAGGTCGCTGATATGGGTGAGAATCACAAGACGACCCTCGATCAATTGCGATGCCTGTGCGCTAACTGTCATCGTGTATTGCACCGCAAACTGAAAGTTCAGATTGTTCACTCTGCACCAGATAACGAGCAGTCCGACGTTAGGTCCGCAGTACTCATTTGATAATCGGCCTCAGCTATCTCGCAAAAAAAAGAGCAAGCCGGTAGCGCCTCGTTTCGGCGGGGCTCACCAGGCGTGAGGTCACGCAGAGAAAAGCGGATATTAGTCTTGCGGTCGCGATGTAGGTACGAGCCTGGGCCAAGTTCATCTTGAACCTGGCACAGCACCTCAAACTGTTCCGGAAAGTCTTCACGGATTGCACGAAAATAGCCTTCACCGCCTTTCACGCAACCTATACAGTTCGCATTGTCATACCCCAAGCGATACATCAAGGGAAGCTCTATCCCGGCGCGTAAGATCATCGCCTTGCAGTCCTCTTTCCCCAGGCCTGCCTCGATCAATGGCGCAATGACGGGGCGATCGGGGTTCCGGTCGCGAAATCCCTCCAGGCGGTCTACTTCTTCGGCGGTGTAGCCGAACACCATTACGTCACCTGGTTGTTTCCACGCATCCATCAGGCGGCGCTTGAGGAATTTTGTGCAGGGCGCCCCCCAGCGGCTCATCATGAATCGCTCACGGAGAAACACGTGCATGATGTCTGCACCGTACTTCTCGTCCCGTAGTTGCACTATTTCCTGTCCAAACCACGTCTGGCAGTCCATCAGAAACCGCCGGTTGTCTTCGTGTTCATTGGCCAGAAAGGCGTTGATGATTTGTACGTCGTGAGTGGCGCTGTATTGCGCCAGCGCCAGCTTGGTGGCCACCGCCGAGGCAGCGCCACAGCTGAATTGGCATACGATTCGTGGTTGTTGCGCGGACATAGGGGATCCTCGCCGACCATCAAGGTCGGTAGAAAGCGGTTCTGGAATGAGGTAGCGTCAGCCCCTATGGCCACGAACCGGAGGTTGAATATGGAAAGAAATGACTTTGAAGACTTTGTTCAGGAGGTCTTGGATGGCGGCCATCTGGAAGGAACTGTCGAGAGCATTGCGCAGCAAGTAGCCACGCAAGGGCTCGGTTCCCTATCTAAGAAGCAGGAATACGTTTTTCAGCGGGACTTTATGGGCGAATTTCACATCGACGGTTGCGGTGTTTGCAGTAATCCGATTCCGTGGTCCGAGATGTATGAGGCATATCACAATGGCGGTAACTGCTCATATTGCGATCACGGACTAGCGAAGCTAGAAAGCGAATAGGCCCGCCGAGGCGTTCAGCGTGATAGGTGAAGGTGTGTATGCAGAATGGGGTTACAGCGACTCTTCGCCGGTATCGATCTTGCGGAGCTCCATCACTTCGATACATTGCGTACCGTCGGTGATCACCCAGCAAGGCAGCTCAAGGTTGCGGAAGGTGCCGTGGAAGTTGCGGTAGGCGCCGAGCGCGGCCTTCCGGAACGAGTCCGCGGCGACCCGGCCAATCGGCATTGGGCTGCCCCCCCCCCCAATAGGCTCAGCTCGTACACCGTGGCATTGGCGATGCGCTTCGACGCCGCGCGGATCGTGTTCGGGGAGAGTTTGAAGTTCTGGGCGACCTCGGCAACGTGCTTGTAGGTCAGGGCGTCGTGGATCTGCTGGTCGCGGGCGCCATTACGCAGGCCCGCATAGATTACTGCTTGCATGGGTTTCCTCAGGATGGCGCCGCCCTCCGTGACCGGATGCGGCATGGTGAATAGAAATGGGGTGGGGTAGGATTGCTGAGTTTTTAAGGATGAATCGAGATGGAAAAGCTCAAGGCTCTCAACGCGGCCGCAAACCGTTACCTCAGTCGGTACTCAAAGAAGCAGTTCCTCCTGGCTTTCGTCTTGACCACGGCCCTCAACTTCTTGCTGTCTTACACCATCCCTGACTACACGTCCTTCTACCTATCCTCGCTTGGCGGCTTCTTCTTCGGGATGATGTTCCTGAAGCACAATACCGGGGCATGAACTCGCACTGCGCTGCCCTCCGTGACCGGATGCGCAGCAGCTAGTGGCAATTTGGGTAGAGGTGGGGTATTACGAGGAGCCGGCATGGGGCCGGATCAAGGAGGAACATATGAGTGCTACAAATTACTGGGTTCAGGTTGCTGAACTATCCAAGAAAAATGGTGATGCACATAAGGCTCTGTTGGCGTTTTTAGAGAAAAACCCACGGCCGAATGGCCTAGATCTTATTGAGTACGACAAATTATCACTGGCTTATGTCGAAGCCTTTAATGCTTGGTTTGGGTTCTGCGGTGCCAATGTGCAAAACAGGTAGAATCAGTTTTCGTCACCGGGATATCGTCGTAGCTCGGCGCTGCTGGCTTCGTAGAATCTCCGCGCCACGTTTTCGCTAATTACGATTTCGTGGCGCGGACTTTCCATTGTTTGGTAGGAGAGCGTCGGCCCGAGTGCATGAGCGTTCAGAATCAGGTTCTGTATCGCCTCGCTGATTTCTTCGATGCCGTTCCAGGCCATCAACTCATCAAGCTTCTGCCGGGTGCCGAGCCTGAGCCGGTGTCGCAGTTCTTTCTCGTCGTACTGGATCCGTTTCTCGGCTGCTTTCGCCGATCGCTCTTGTCCACTTTTGGCCATGGCCTACCTCTTCGATTCCGCTGGCTGGCAGTGCGAGCCAGGTCTGTCGTTTGCGTTGTTGGGTGCGGGCCATGCGTTTCACGCTGCAACCTTCCGCTGATTCCAGGCCCCGACCGCTTCGAAGATCCGCGCTGCATGATCCTCGTCGAGTGATATCGCCTCGGGAATGGCGATCCAGCCAGAGGCCACCATCTGGCTTTGGTTGGCTGAGTCACGCAGCTCCTTGTAGCAATGCTCGATCACGTCCTCCAGGTGGTCGGAGAGGTAGACGCCTTCTGGGGCTACCTCAATCGACTTGCTGTAGCGGTCGCCGCGGGCATCGATGCACAGAGCGCTGAGGTAGATCGTCCACCGATGAGGGATGCCGCAGACAGCCTGGCCGATCTTCCCCGGCGCGATGTTCTTCAGCGACTTGTAATTGATCATGCCCTGGCGACCGCTCGGGTCGATGTTCACCACTGCGACGTGGTTGGTGCTGAGCAGGGCCCGGCAGGATCGTTCGATCCTGGCCTTGAGGCTATGCGGCTTGCGTTTGCTCTTCATGCTGCCCTCACTTGATCCGGATTGAGCTCTCGCCGCGCTCCAGATGAGCCCAGGATGGTTCTAGCAGGAGCTCATGCTCTGCATCTTCACCGGCTTCCATACGCTTGCGAACGGCAGCGTTGTGATCGCGGATCTCTTTGAGGCGGGCAGCGATGCTCTTTTTGTCGGGCGCGATCACGGTGTTCACTGAAACGAATTCGTCCGGCACGGCCTGCTCGTTGTCGACGATCACCTTCTCTGGCGCGAGGGCCAGGGTGATGGTGAACAGCGGTCGCTTGATCGACTTGATGTCGGCCGCTTCCATGTTCCGGCGAAGGTAGTCGCTGATCTGGCCCACGGTGTTCTTCTTGATGCGCTTGAGCTCGTTCAGGCGGTCGACTTCTTTGTCGATGGCATCGATGTCGCCCTCGATGTTCCGGCGCAGCATGACGATGCTGTCGGCCTTCTCGGCGAACTCACCTTTGATGCCGTCCATGGTGTCCTGGATGGCTTGCTTGAGGTTTTCGTCATCGGTGTCCGCCATGGCGGCGAGTTCGGCCATCTGGCCAGTCAATGCATAGAGCTGGGTCATGCAGCACTCTCCTGGGCATCTTCAAGGTCGGCCTTGCGGGCATCCTTGGCGCGGGTGAACTTGATTTTGTGGGCATCGCGTTCCGGATCGTTTTGACGAAGGTCCAGCTTACGCATGGCTGATTTGTAGAGCTGCTGCAGCTCGTTGAGCGACTGCGCGGTACCAATCAGATGGAGCGTCTCGGCCAGCCATTCGCGATACTCGGCAGCCTGGCGCTCCTTCGTTTCGATCTTGTCCTCGGCGCGCTCGATCTCGGCTTCACCAAGGCGTTCGTTGACGTAGTGAATGTCGTCATAGAGGCCCAGGCGGACATCGGCGGAGAACCCCAGCTGACTGAGGCATTTACCAATCGCATCAGTGAGCGATTTCTTGGGGGCGTCGAAGTCGGTGGTGATACCGAATCGGTTTTGCGTGATGAAGGGTGTATGGCCGTAGTGGGTGATCGTCTTGCGATCACCATCACCGCCGACGTACCAGAGCGCGACCTTGAGTGTGTGCACCTGGGCGTGAGCCAGCACACTTCCTTCCTTGCTGAGCAGAGGACCGCCGACATCGAAGCGCTCTTCGATCACGTCATAACCCCAGCCGGTACCGCATGGACCGAACTGCTCCGTGGCGCGCTTGGCGAGGTACTGGGCATTCACCGCGGTACCCGTGAAACCACCTGGGCCGGTGTACTCCTTGGTGAACTTGGGGTCGGTTTTTTCGACCTCTTCCCACAGGGCGAGGTTAGGTACAGGCATGACTATCTCCCGCCGCGCAGGTGCGCAGCTTTGAAAGATGTGGGTTATTGGGTGAGGTGATCGGCGAGAGCGCTGATCAGCATTACGGCGGTGCAGAGGGCAAGGGCAGGAAAGGAGCTACGCCAGTAGAGAAGGGCGATCACGACTCGACCAGTGACAGCAGTCGCTCACCCAGGGCGATCTTGGCGTTGGCCTGCTCCTTCTTGATGCCGGTGGCCTGGGCGACTTCGGAAAGGGAAAGGCCTTCGCGACGGAGTTTCGCGCAGCGGATCGCCAGTTGCTGGCCGCGCTTGTGTGCGCCGGCGCCGCTCATTGCCGTTGCTCCAGCTGGGTCACGCGATAGCGGAGAACCTGCAGCACCCGACCGCGGTAACCTGGCTCCGCATACTGCTCAACTGGCGGCCCGTAGAAGCCCCGGCGTTCGGCCAGGCTGTATGCATCACGCAGGTTGTGAGCGGTAATGTCTTCCAGTTGCTCGTCGATGAGCGATTTGACTGGGGAAGTGGTCATTCTGCCTCCTTGCGCCGGTGACAGGCTTCCATCAGGCGCTTGCAGTAGTGGGTGAATTCGTCACGCGTGATTGCGTCGTCGAGAAACAGGCGGGTGATCAGACCCTGTACCAGGACGTCGATGTCCGACTGGCTGCTTGGATCGTCGACGCCGTCGAGGGCCTGGTCGATGAGGATGTGCGGGCTCATAGATCACCATCCACATCGTCTTCCTGCGCCTCGCGCTCGGCTGCCACCGCCTCGGCGGCGTATGGCCGGAGCATGTCGATAGCGATCTGTTCCAGGGCCTGGACAGGCCTTCCAGAGCCGAGTAGGTCGCCGGCATGGCCGTATGCCTCGCTTTGGCTGCCGACGACCGCGGCCAGCACCAGGCGCGCGAACGAATCACGCTCATCCTTGCCATCGATCTGCCGCTGATTCAGGTGGCCCTGAAGGTAGGTGGCGAACTGATCAGCCGTCACGGTGAAGGCTTTGCTGTAGCGCCGCTTCCATGACACGTCAGCACCGCACACCAGCTGTTCCGCGGCATGTTCCAGCCATTCGCGCTCGGCTTCGCTGTCATCGGGCACCTCAGGAGGCAACAAGGCGTCGAAGCGCCCCTGGCATAACTTCAGTGCTGCGCTCATGGCTGCGTTCTCGCTGTCTGCGCTCGGTAGCGGCGCATGAGGCCGTCAGTGAGACGCTTGATGATTCGGGGATAGCGGTCTGGGTGATGTAGGCGGCAGGGCAGCTCTTCGCGCCCCCACATCTCGTGGTCGCAGTAATCGCAATCGCAGTGCTTGTTCAGAAGCGCTCGGGCTTCGGCCTTGCATGCGGCGCGCAGCGTGAACCACCGGCGTCCGCCGCCACGGAATACCGCGGCATTCTCAGTCGTGACGTTCATGGTCGCCTCCAGGGTGGCGGGTTACTCGGTGGCCGCGTTGATTTCGGCGTCTTTGGTCGAAAGGAGCTTGGTGAACGTCTCTTGCTTTCGCGGGCAGGGCTGAAACTTCTGGCAGGCGACACCGTTGCACGATGGGCCACGGCTCATGCCGTTCACGTTCTTCTCAGCCGGGCACTCGCGGGACTTCATCCAGAAGTAGCAATTGCCACACTTGGGCCGGGCGTCCGCTTGAATCCGGGCTCGCTCGCGTTTCAGATAGGCAAGGTGGCTCGCCTTACCCAGGGCATCGATGAGCTTGTCGATTTCTTCGAGCATGGCGACCTCCGGCGTTTGGGGTTAGGCAGCTGCCGCCGGCTCATCCTTGTCGTACTTCTCGCCGCAGAACATGCAGTAGTTGGCCTTCATGCTCATCAACTGCCGCTTCTCTTTCATCACGCCAGCCCTCGTGGGGGCCTGATACGTGACCTCGATCTGCATGATCTGACAGGACTGCATGACTCCGTCACTGAACATCAGCGCGTATCCGGCCAGTCGGGCGCTCAAGTTCCTATGGCCTGCAGGTAGCCGCTCGGGAAGCGTTTCAAGCAGACGTGCTTCAGTTTCCTTCCTGCAATTGCACATTTCGGTCACCTCTGTGGTTGATCCAACAAAACTCGGCTGCACTCATCCATTCCGCCGGTTGCCGATGGGCGCGGAGGGGAGTGCATGCGAGTGGTGTCGGCGGAGAAGGGAGAGGTTTTATTGTCTATGCTGGTGACGTGGCCAATATTGAGCACCCGCTGTAATGAGCGACCTGATCAGCTTTGTCGCTGGTGTTATCGGCGATCTACTCTCGCGTTTTTTTCTCGGGCCCATCTTCTTTTGGATCGGCTGGCCATTTGCGAAGCTGCTTTCACTAGGACGCTATCCCAGGCACAGCTGGCAAGAGTCCTCGAGAGAGAGCGTCATGGTGTCGTGTCTTGGTGTCGTGATTTTCGCGCTACTGCTGATGTTGCTTTTCGGGCAACTCTCAACTGATTGAGCGTCGATTTGATGTGGTGCCCCGGTTAAGTTTCCGGGGTGTTCTCTTCCGCATCGGGGTGTGATCTGCGCTTGTCATCGCAAGGACGCCCATTCTGTTCCGGCTCAAGGCCTCAGCTCAGCGACAAACTGAGCCCGGTATGGAGTCACCTTTCCAGATCACACTCCGATGCAGCCTGGTGCTGGGGAAGACCAGGTGATCGGGCAGTTATCGTCAGGCTGACGGGGTGTTTGTGGTTCTGGCTCGCAATTGAATTGCTAGTGGCTGGCCGCAATGACCGCCTGCTGTAGCTTCAGGAGAAGAGCAGCAGGTACGCTAAGCTCTGATTCCGATGCGTCCAAGCGGTCTTCAGGCAGCGCGCTTACGAGTTCTTGTGCTGCAGCTCGTACAGCCTCGAGTTTCTGGCGCGGTGTCGTCGGGCCACGCATTGATCCTGCTGTCACCTTTGTCTTACCGGTGGCCTTAGCCTTTTGTAGTTCGCCACCGAGGACCTTGCCTGCTTCATCGCCATGCTGGCGGACGACTTGAACGGCCGTCGTCGCAGAGACCTGGCCTGAGGCGACCAGTTGCTGAACGTCGGTGTTGGCATTACCGAGCGTCATCACCTGCTCAACGTGCTGGCGGGTCTTGCCGACCTTTTTTGCGATCTGATCAGGTGTCCAGCCGAACGCTGTGAGCCGCTTGTAACCGTCCGCCAACTCAAGAGGGGAAAGCTTCTTTCCTTCCTGGCTGGTGATGACCCTGGCGACGCGCTCTGCGTCATTACCCTCGAAGGGGACAATCGAGATCCAGGCCTCCAAGCGCTTTGGGTCATCTTTGCTCGGCACCCTTGGAAGTCGTCCCGCCTGGTCGAGCTTCAAGTAGGCGCGACGACGGCGGTGGCCATCGACAACCCACATTCCACCCTCAGCGCGAGGTCGAACTTCCAATGCCGGGATCTGGCCGCCGGCGAAGATGAACTCAGCCAGCGCATCAATACTTTCTTCCAGCTCTTCGCCTTCGGCTCGAAGGTTGAAGCCGGGTTCTTCGTAGAGATCCTCCAGGCGCGCCTTCATCGCGTCGGCACGTTTCAGATCCCCGTCCTTGATCATTTGCTTGAAAGACTTGGCCATGCAATTTATTTCCAAGTGGTTGTCATCCCAAGCAGCCCTCGTGAGAAGGCTGCTCAGTGATGCTTTCCACCGTGACCCGCTACTGGCGGCCGTCACCGGCTTGAATCGAATGTCTGGTATCTCACCGCGCCGCCGGTTATCGATCGGCGCAGCTCAATCCCTCCCAACTACCGCCGGGGAAGGCGGGGCGCATTGCATGCCCGGGTCGTTCTCTCGGTTCAGGCGTTTCACCTTCGTCAGCCGTACAGGGTTCTCCCTGTCGTGGGCAGCCTTTCGGGGCTGTCTGATCGCCGGTCGCCGGTAGAGGCAATGCGGTCTGTTGTTTGTTGCGCTGGTTGTTAAAGAGCGGCGCGGCTTTCGCTGCTAGGCCTGTGTCGTTGGCTTGGATGCAAATATAGGTACTCCCATATTTATCGTCAATGGGTATTCCCATATTTTTTATAGGAGGCGATAAAAAGCCCGCTCAGTGGCGGGCTCATTTACGCGTCGCAGTATCCTCGCCAGCCGATCCTGACGGCCCCGTCATGTAGATGCTCTATGCGTATGCCGGCGGTATCACCAATGTCCTGAATCACCTGCTGCCATGCCTCCTGGCTCTCGTCGTCACGTCTTGAGACGACAACCATTTGGATCTTCTGTACACCAGGGGAGGCGATTATTCCCTGTATGCGTCGACCTACCAGCTCATAGGAGTTTCTTAGTTTTGGTTTTTGGGAGGGGGCTTGATCCACGGTTCGCTCCTTGCTTTTTCTGTATGAATGTACAGTATTGGTGCTGCCATAAATTGGCAAGAGGGAAGTGAAACTAACCGTTTGAATGACCAGGAACCTCGAACGAATACCTCTCTGACAGGCACAAAAAAGCCCGCACTTTGCGGGCTTCGAATGGATTTCTGTTTCTAATCAGTGATCGGTGGATACTTGCCGCTCACCGAGTCCCTATAGACGACTTCACTGAAAAGCCTTGGCCCATTACGCAAAACGGCCAGAGCTTGTTTAGCTTCATCCTTTGTTTCGAAGGGGCCGGCACCGATAGCCAGGCCGATCATTTGGACCGCTGGCAGATCGAGAGCAGATATCGCATCTCTCACACGATCCTGCTCTTCACTATCTCTACACGGAACTGAAGCAACCCAGCCATTTTTCAAGCGCGGAGCCTTGACTGCGTCGATATCGGCGCCGCAGTGCTTACATTTGATGGCCGCCAACTTGATCGTCTCTGCACAGAAAGGGCAGGCTCGATCACCAGATATGGCAGGGGAGATCGCTCCCTTTTCTGACGGCTTTTCTATATTCGCTGATGAAGCCCATACCAGGGCGACAACCCAACCTAGAAACGTCCACCCCAGCAGCAGGTTCACCAAGAAGATCGACGTGCCGTTGACGTGCTTTCGATTCGAGGCGACAAACGTTGGTAGGAAATAGATGGCAAAGCCGACCGCCAGAAGCACAAAGCCAGCCATAGGACTTCCATTATCCATTTCGTAAAGCCTGATCCATTAAATTGAGCGCGTACTTTACCACTCATGGCCCACAGCCACCAAGGCAAGGGGCGAATGCAGAAAGCCCGCTCAGTGGCGGGCTACGGGGAGGAGGGAAGGGCGGAAACAAAAAGCCCGGCGCTGGGCCGGGCGTTACGATCAGATAAGTGCGACCTATTTGTCCCAGCCAGTTTTGAAATCTAGTGCCCGCATCATGCTGAAGACGTCACAGCATTGCGCGCCTAGCGTTTTGCAGACATCGGGAACCTTTTTATTTTGTCGCTGCGCTGAAGGCTTAGACGTCTCAAGAGAGACCACGCATCGCTCCACTGGGTTTGATAGCGCGTAGGAAATCAAAAACGGATCCCGCCCAATGTAGGCGACTTCGTTCTCATTTAGATCGACTGCATATCCATTAAAAGTAACATGAGCAACGGTTGCCGGGTCTGCGTCTTCTTGAAGTATGAGGCAGTCTTTAACTTCTGGCTTTTTCAACCACCCAGTTAAAACATCCTCTTTTCCTGCCAAAATCTCTTCATAGATTTCAATTGGCATCTTTATACGACCATTTTGGCTCTGATGTAGAAGCCACGACCACAATTCTGGAACCATTGTTTGCGGGTAATAAACGCCATTAGAAGTAATCAGCGTGTTTGCATCCAGCAGGTAAAGCTTCCTATCAAGCGCCATTATAATGTGCCAACCAAGTTATAGACATTGGCGGGCTTTACGCCCAATACTCTTCCGGCTTTTGTCGCTGTTAATGCACCTTCACGCATGGTTCGCTGAACCAGGTTTACGATGGCTCCGCCTAGCTTATGCCGTTTAACAACGTAATAGCTTGGCCCACTAGAGCTATCTCGTCCTTCTTTTGCGGCTGCTTTCTGGGCGGCCCACAACTCTCTGAATTTCTGAGAAAGAGTATTCCATGTCTCCTGCTGAATTACTCCAGACGTGAAGAGACGGTACGCAACCAAGGAACCGCTGATATTTATACTTCTTGCAAAACCAGCAATTTTTTGTGTAAGCACATCAATATTTTCAGCATGCCAGTTCTGTTTGATCAGGTCGTCTGCTGGAAGTAACATCAGGCTCGCTACATCGTTGCAGTACCGCTCAATCTTCTGTTCCGCGCGACTACCACTTAAGCCAGTAACGCCGATCAATATGTGCGCAAATTCATGTAGGAGTGTAAAGGACCTAGCAGGCGGCGCATCTTGATCATTGATTACGATGAATGGGGCAATCTTGTCAGATAGCGCAAACCCCCTGAAGGCTTCGACAGGTATATTTGTATGATGGCTACCAAGATTCCCAATAAGCAGAACGAATGTTCCCATCTCTTCAATTAGTTTTCTGAGATAAGAAAAAGCATCTTCGGATTTTCCATAGCGTCGGAACTCATTGATGTCGAATCCGATCAGCTTCTTAAGGTAATCAGAAACGGAGGAGGGCTCCAAGTCAACTTTAACGCTGCCGACGTAATCGCGGGGGAAGGCCTCTTCAACGTCCTGTAGGACATTTTTTACGAGATCTTGTCGCACATAAATGTCACGCACTAGCGCATCAAGAGGCCCCTTACTTTCGATACGGAGCTCTTCGGGAAGCGTGCGGAAATCCTCACCTCTCTCTGCTCGAGCTGGCGGGGATGGGAGATAAAAAACAAGAAGCGGACGACGATAGACCCCTGCCATCTTCACAATAAGTGTTCTGGAGGCCTCTTTTTCGCCATCTTCATAACGCCGGAGCATTTCAGGGCCAGAAACCTTGTTCCCGCCAATAGCTAGAGCTTTGGCCGCCTTTTCTCTGCTAAGGCCGGCAGTCTCTCTTGCCCATACGAGCACTTCTGGGTTAATTCCCGGCATACATCACCGCTTCAGCTCCGTCTTCATTGCGCATCATCCATTATCACAGTAGCGGGTTTTGCAGGATACTGAACCTCTCTACCGTCCATCGCAAGTGCAACGCAACTACTGATGCTACAGAGCCTTCTCTCGCACAATCCTTCCCGCCCTACCTCATCTGCATAAGCCCAAGCACCACCCAGGCTGCCCATAGAAGTGGCTCAGCGTCATCAGCTCAAGCACCACAACCATCACGCAGAATGCAACAAAGCCTCGCGTGAAGACCCTGCGAGGCTTTTCGTAAGGCTGGAGATTAGCGAGTCCGCCGAGAAGGTCGGATAGAAAGTCGAGCAGTCCCATCAGCCATCTGCCTCGCTGTTAATACGCCCAGTCTTCAGCTAGGGCGTGTACGTTTCAATGAAGAACCCTGCGGCTCTCTCCAATCCTGATCCGATCGAGCGCCCGGTTTAGCGCGTCCAGGGCGTCGAGAAGGGCTTTCGCCTCAGTCTCCCGCCCATCACCCCAAAGCCGCTCAGCCATTTTGTTAAGGGCCTGGATGGATCGCTCGATATCAGCAGCAGTTGCTGCTTTGGTGGCTACGGGCTGTTTCTTTGGCATCTAGTAGAACTTCTGCAGCGCCTGCACCACGACGCCCACAATCCGGCAGTTCTCGTCGACCGGCTCGATCGGGTAACCAGGATTCAGCGGTTTCAAGAACAGTCGCCCACCATCGCTTACCAGCTTCTTGAACGTCGCCTCATTGCTGTCAGGTAGTTTGGCCACAACCAGTTTGCCTGGAGAGACCTCCACCTCGGTGTCGACCAGAATCAACGTTCCTTCCGTGATGCTCTGGCCGGCTGGGGCAGTCATCGAATCGCCTTTGACTTTCAGCCAGAACGCCGGGCCTTTCGAGTCGTATTCGGAAAACTCGTAGGTGTCGGAAATTCCGGCCGGGTAGGGCTCCACAGCCTCTGCCCAGGCGCCGGCGGCGACCCAGCTGATGACGGGGTATCGGAAGGACCGGGATGGTTGGACGGCCATCGAGACATTGGACTCAGCCGGTCCGCTACCCGCGGTCGATGTCATTGGGCCGATCTCATCTGACAGCCACTTGGCACTCACACCGCAAGCGTCAGCAATCTTTACAACGTGCGCAGTCGCTTTCGACTTCCCGCGCTCGAGGTCAGAAATCGATGTTTGTGTGATACCCGCCTTGGCGGCCAGTTCAGCCTGATTGAGCTGCGCGTGCCGGCGTGCGGCTTTTAAACGGTCTTTGAATTCCATTGCGGGAGTATTACGGGCGCTCCCATATCCTTGCAAATCGGCATTCCCATAACCTACTATATGGGTATTCCCGTATGGAGGGGCATCATGAACGCAATATACAAGGGCCTCGTTGACTACTTCGGCACGCAGGAGGCCACTGCCGAAAAGCTCAAGGTTGATCAAAGCACCGTTTCCGGATGGGTTCGGGGGAAGCACGGCATGTCTCCAGTTATTGCCAAGCGAGCGGAGGCGTTGACCGAAGGTGCTTTCAAAAAAGAATCCCTATGTCCGTCGTTTCCTTGGGCCGAAATGGCCGCCTGATCAGGCTCTCGCTGATTCGATGAACAAATGATCGCCCACCACCCAGGCAGGGCGCCACGGAAACAGAAGTGAGGTTTTACGAATGGAAGATTTTCTGCGGTCCTGCCAAAGCGCCGTGCTGGACAACGAGGCCAAGGCCCTGGCGGCAAAGATGGGTGTTCCCCACGTCAGCCTGCTGCAGCGCGCCAATCCGGATAACGACGCCCACCACCTGACGGTTGAGCACCTGTTCGGGATTCTGCTGCACACCGGCGATATGCGCCCGCTCGCTGCACTGGCCAATGAGTTTGGTTTTGACCTAGTGGCGCGGAAGGCGCCAGAACCTCAAGCCCTGACCAAGTCCCTGATCAATGTCGGCAAGGAAGTGGCCGACCTGACGATCGCGGTACACGAAGCACTGGGCGACAACCATGTCAGTGCTTTCGAGAAATCCCTGATCCGCCAAGAGATCAACCATGTCCGCCATAGCCTCGACGTGATGGATGCGTCGGTAAAGGCCGCTTGAAATGCAATTCACCATCACGATCAATCAGGTGAAGGCGCTCGAGTGGGGGCTGAATTCTCAGCAGGCCCTGCTGTTCGCCTTCATCTACGGCTGCCCGAGCTGGACCAAGCCGGTTAAGACCGACGACGGGATCTTCTTCGCGCTGAGCAAGGCCAAGATCGTCGAGGAACTGCCGCTTCTCACCGACAAGCCAGACACTGCCTATCGCATGCTGAAGGTCCTGGATGAGGTAGGTTTAATCGAGCTTTCCAGCACTTCCAATATCACGCTTTTCCGGCTGACCGAAAAGGCCATCGAGTGGAACCAGAAGCTTGATGGGTCGGAAAAATATCCGACCCCAATAGAAAACAAAGGTCGGAAAAAAATCCGATCTACCTCGGAAAAATCTCCGAGCAAGGTCGGAAAAAAATCCGGGCTAGGGTCGGAAAAAAATCCGACAAATCAGGATACCAATCATCAGGATACCAATCAGGGTACAAGTCAGGACTTGCAGAACGGTCCGGGCAAGCCCGCACCGTCCGGTGGCTTGGTGGTTCTGGATCGCCTCGAAACGCCGCGGGTAGAAATTCCGGCCGACATGCCAGGCCCAAAGGACCCATCCTGCAAAACCTTCAAGGTTTGGGCGAATTACGCCATGGCCTACCGCAAGCGCTACAGCACATGGCCTGTGTGGAACGCCAAGGTTGGCAAGCAGATGACCCAGCTTGTCGACCGCCTCGGAGCCGACGTTGCCCACCACGTCGCCGCTCACTTCCTGAAGAACAGCGATGCCGGTGTCGTGCGCAAGTGCCACAGCCTCAACGAGCTGCTGGCCAACGCCGAGAGCTACCACACCCAGTGGGTCACCAATCGCCAGATGAACTCGACCACTGCCCAGCAGATCGAGCGCAAGCAGGCGAACCTGAATGCCGGCATGGAAGCGGCACAACGGATCATGCAGCGAGCAGGAGGGCAGACCAATGAGTTCCTCTGAGCGCATGGCGCCTGACCAAATCGCCCGCCTGACCCTGGCGATCACCGCCACCGCGGAAGTTCTGGGCCAAACCATCACGTCCGAAGCCGCCGAAATGATGGCTGACGACCTGGCCGACTATCCCGCAGAGGCGGTGGCCGGCGCGCTGAAGGCCTGTCGCCGCGAGCTGACCGGCAAGCTGACCTTGGCCGCCATTCTCCAGCGGGTGCAGGCCGCTGACGGCCGTCCGGGCAAGGACGAGGCCTGGGCGATCGCCATGACCACCAATGACGAGTTCGAAACTGTGGTACTGACCGACGAGATTCAGCTGGCCCTGGCCGCTGCAAAGCCTGTTCTCGACGCCGGCGACAAGGTGGGGGCGCGCATGGCGTTCATCAGCGCCTACGAGCGGTTCGTCGGCCAGGCCCGGGAAGACGCCAAGCCGGTCAACTGGCACGTCTCGGTGGGCTTCGACGCCAATCGCCGCATCCAGGCGATCACCAAGGCCGTGGAGATGCAGCGTATCCCTCAGGAGCGCGGACGGTTGTACCTGGCCGATCTTAGCGTCACGCCAGTTACCGAAGACGGCCGGGCCGTCGTAGCACTGCTCACCGGTGAGGTGGCCAGGCCATCGCCAAAGCTGCAGGCAAAGCTCGAGGCCGTGAGGAACTCGATGCTGGAAATGCGAGCGGCATCAGCCAAAAGGAAGGACGAAATGCGGATTGAAGCAGCCAACGAGTTGGCGGATCGCCGGGCGATGCTGGTTCAGCAGGCCCAGGAATTGGAAGCGGGGAGGGCGGCGCAATGACCGACTATAGCGAACTGAAAAAACTGGCCGAGGCTGCCACGCCCGGACCCTGGGGCCGTAGCGACGGCAACGAAGTAAGCGTTTCATGTGAAGGCGACGAAGCGTACTGGGAGTGGGAGAGTGCTGGCCCGGCACAGTTGCACGGATCCGGCGACCAGCCCCTTGCGGACGCTGACTTCATTGCAGCCGCCTATCCTGGAGCCGTACTGAACCTGATTGCTGAGCTTGACCAGGCCAAGGCCTGCTTCAAGAACTTCCACCGCAGCCTCTGCGAGCGCTTCGGTTACTACCACGACGATATCGACTGGCAGCGCGATCAGGTTTCGCTGGAAGAGCACATAGCCGCCCAGTTCGGCCACGTCAGCGCGGAGAACAGTTCGCTGCGCAGCCAGATGGAGGCTGTACAGCGCGGCGCCGGCCAGCTCGCGGAGGAGAACGAGGCGCTGCGCAAGCTTTCGGGCGACACCGGTAATGAGCTGAGAAAGGCTTCCAGCTGGATCTGTCGAGAAGTTGAAGCCGGAACCCAGTCTGCAACCCATTGGGCAATTCGTCTGCGCGAGAAGGCTGACCTGATCGACGCCGCTATGGGCAAGGGAGAGCGGTCATGACTCAGCTCACCGAAGTCGAAAAGTGGATCAAGCGCAACAACCGAAAAAAGCCAAAGCTGGTCCGCTCTGAAGGGATTAATCACTACATCGTGTACTTCGACAAGGGCAAAGCTCGGGTCGGAATCGTGCAGGACGGCATGTACAGCCGCTACGGGATCATGTGCTACGGCGCCATGCCCAACACTGACCCTTTCTACTGCTGGCAGGCCCAGCCCGGCGCATGCGGCGAGAGCGATGTGAAGGTGATGGTCGATTATCTCAATGGAGTGAGCGAACTGCCTGACTTCGACTTTGCGTCGATCAAGGGGGTTCGGCCATGACCGACAAGATCAGCGTCAACTGCCCGGCCAAGCTCTCCGAGGCCATCACCAGGCTCAGCGCGATGTTCCGCGACAAGAAGTTCGTCGTGGTGTCCCTACGGCCCGGGAAGGACCGCACACTCGACCAGAACCGGCTGTGGTTCGCGATGTACAAGCGCATCTCCGAGATGACCCAGATCGGCGACCCGGCCGACGCCCGTCAGTACTGCAAGCTGCACATCGGCGTGCAGATTCTGCTGAACGAGGACGCCGGGTTCCAGGCTGAGTGGTACCGGGTCATGCGCCACCTACCGTATGAGACAAAGCTCGCGATGATGGGTGGCTGCAAGCTGTTTGGCCCGGACGGGTTCCCAGTGACAAGCCTGTTCAATCGTGCCCAGGGCGTGGCGTACACCGACCGTATCGTCGCGCGCTTTGCTCCTCAGGGCGTGTACTTCGACGATCTGCTGAGCCAGGAGGCCGCATGACGATCGAACGCAAGCAGCCGAAACCGAAGAAATGCCGCGTCGCTACATGCAGGGCCTCATTCGTCCCTTCACGCCTGGGCCAGGCCGTATGCAGCCCGGCATGCGCAATCATCGATGCGCCACGCAACCAGGAGAAGGCGCGCAAGTCGCTGGCCCAGGTTGAGCGCCGGGAGATACAAGTCCGCAAGGAGAAGCTGAAGAGCAGAACTGATCACGTCCAGGACGCAGAGAAGGCGGTACGGGACTATCGACGCACCTTCGAACTGTCGATCGGCAGCGGCTGCATCAGCTGCGGGAAGACCCAAGAGGAGGTGCAGGCTGTCCAGGGTTGGAAGACCGGCGGGGCCTGGGACGCCGGCCACTTCCTCAGCAAGGGCGCTCGGCCAGAACTCCGCCTGGAGCCGAACAACATCTGGCTTCAATGCAAAAGCTGCAATGCCGGCTCATCGAAGTACGCCCGCAAGGGTGAGTCGGTTGCCCAAGGGTATCGGACCGGTCTTGTCGAGCGAATCGGCGTTGAGGCGGTCGAGGCGCTCGAGGCCGACCACGAACCCCGCAAGCACACCACAGAAGAGCTGAAGGTAATCACCGCCGAATACAGGGCAAAGACCAGGGAACTTAAGAGGGCTGCAGCATGATCTATCCAGGCGTACTGAACGCAGTTGTTTCGGCCCTAGCCGCCGAAGCCATCGACAACACCAGCAAGCAGGCATGGCAGAAGCTGTACAACTCTGCCGACGAAGAAGAGGGTGGAGATCTGGCGACCCTGGTCCGCTCCCGCGGCGTGGACACCATCGATCGCACCCAGGTGGATTGCTGGGTATCGGCGCGGCTTCACAGTCGTCTCGACCCGAAGCACTGGAACGCCCTGGTGGCGAAGTACAGCACCCACAAGGCGCGCAAGGTGCAGGCGCTTTCTGCGCTTCAGGCCCTCATTAGCACCCCGGCGCCGAGACTGTTCCTGTACAAGGCCATCACCGCCTGGGCCATCCCGCAGTTGAAGGGCGCGCGGCCGAAGGTTGCCAAATCGGTGTCCGTCGAAATCCCGCTCGATGCTCCAGAGTGGCGTCGTGAGTCGATGGTGAAGGCGGCGGTAGCAGCCGGCCAGGCCAAGGCCAAGAAAGACGAATCCCGCTCCGCGGACATGATCGTGCTGAAGGACAGCTTCTACGACATGAACACCTGGGATAACGATGGTACACCGGAGTCGACTCGGCGCCGGTGGCGGCAGGACATTGGTCGGGCTGCTGATGATCTGGTGAACGATGCCCTGGCACATGCCGCGGACATTCTGGAGGCAGAAGGTTTGCTGATTGAGCGGGCTGCGTGATTGCCTATTGACAGCAATGAGCGGATGAGCGAAATTAATCCCATCCTGTCATTCCTGCGTGTGTAGGATTGACTGAACAGAAACCCGGCCACCGAGCCGGGTTTTTTATTGCCCAAATGCAGGCGAAAGACCGGAAAGACCCTCCTGCTCAATCGACGTTCGAGGCTCTACCGATGACGCATATCACCCGCTGCAAAATGACTCTCCGATCCAAAGGGCCTGTTCAGGGCTCGACCGAATCGCTAACCCGCCTGCACTTCGGTGCCGTGTGGTCAGCGAATCCGGCAGAAGAAGACGCGATCTATGGCAAGTACACACCGTACGGCGAGTACGTCGTGAACGTGGCTGCCGATCGCGCTGAGCATTTCGAGGAAGGGCAGGACTACTACTTCGATATCTCGCCAGCTTTCTGATTTACCTGTAGCCAGGACAGCCCTCGGGAAGACCTGGACGTCGATAGCCGGATAGTGCGACGTACGGAAGCAGCACCGGCAGCCCGTGCATCCTGACCTCACATGCTTTCAGGGTGGCGCGAGGCCTGAGCGGCGAGACCGATGCAGCAGGGTGTCGGCGCAGCGATGGCTACGGCGGACGGCGGGAAAGACCGCGCACCTATTCAGGGCCTCAGCATTCGCTGGGGCTTTTTCATTTTTGGGCAATGCCCGGGCCAACGCAGGCCCTTTTTAATCCCCAAGGACTCAATTTTTCAAGGTGGCTAGGAGCATGACGGGATGAAGTGATCTTAAGGCAGGGACTTGAGCAGAGTGTGCCGAGTGAAGTGGCCGACATAATTCGGTAGGGTGCTTATTGGTACATAGTTCAACCTTAGATAGAGCTGAAACGCTTGATCATTCAGCGTTTCGATTAGCGCATCAGTACATCCTCGGCTGCTACCTAGTGCCTCAAGCCTTTTTAGAATCTCCGTACCTATACCCTGAGCTCTGTGTTGCTCATCAACCCACAGGTATTGAACATAGAGACGGTTGAACTCGGTCCTTCCTGTACCACCTGCAATAACTGATCCGTCCTTATAAACAAGACAGGCTATAGGCGTCGCATTACCAGCGACTGCTAGTGCTCGCCCGTGTTTGAGAACCCCGTCGCTGACCTTGCGTAACTCGGATTCGTCGAGATTGTTGCCTATACGCCATTCAAGCATTTCTTACACCCTGTACTTGAAAACTCCGCGAACGATAGCACGGAGTCACATGCCCGCCGCTGAGCAGGTTTTTTCCCCAACTCCCTGACGGGGAGGAACCGAGATGCCGAACATGCCAGAAAAAGACCCTTCGTTCTGGGTGTTGGTACTGACCGCCCTGAGAGAGAACGGCCTCGCCATGGGGCTTACGTTTGCTCTGACCTGGCTTCGTATCCAGTACGACGCCAAGGAGACCAGCCCCTGGCGCCAATTCATCGAAGCCGCGCTGGGCGCTCTGATCGTGATGGTGGTGGGGCTGGTCGTGAAGGAGCTCGGCTTCAGCATCGCCTGGTCATTCGCTACTGCTGGCTTTATCGGCGTCCTGGGCGTTGAGCAGGCCCGCCAGCTCGGTAAGCGCTGGGCTGAACGTAAGGTCGATGAGGTTGGGTGATGGACTACGTCATCGGTGGCCGCGAGTACTCGGCGAGCTACAAGGACCTGCGCGAAGAACACGCCCGGTTCACCGGGATGACCGACAAGCGCTTCCTGAAGGAGCTGCCCGCGGCGCTGCACTTCGCCGTGTTCGTGTGCTGGTTCAAGGAGCTACCGGCGAGTGTAGTCCTGTCGGATGAGGGGATCGTCCACCAGCTGGCTCACCTGATCCACTTGAGGGGTGAGCCGTTGGTGATGACCAGGCTTGGTGAGATTCGCGAGCTGTTCAACAAGCAGCTGCAGCTTGCACCGTAATCCGCGCAACGTTTTCGTATGCGCCAAATCGTGACGCGAGATTTAAGGCTATCGTTTTAATCCCATGCATGCATCGTATGAGTTTTTGCTTCTTTCGAGGTTATTCAAAATTTCCTGGCGTCTATCTCCTTTAGGAGAAAACACATCTATGCCCGAAATGGCCAGACTTCTTTCCAGATGCTCAACTTCTTGCTTGTAAGGCTGGCAGCGTTTATCGGCTGTTACTAGAGCCTTATAGGTCTGCGCTTCAGATTTGGAGCTGAGTGCATCTTGACTAGCAGCGGCAAGCTGTTTCTCTACTTCGTTGAAACGGACCTCTTTTTTAGCGAGATCTATTTCGCTCTGGCGCAGTGAGTCGTTTAGTTGCTTGTTGTTCAACCGAGCAGCGTCCAGATCCTTTCTCACCTCTGCCAGTGAGTCAGTTAAATGCCTTACGTCGCTTCGGAGCTGACCACGATCTTCTACAACGGTAAATGCGTAAATCGACAATGTTACAAAGGCAGCAAACCATGTCCCGTCCTTAAGCAAGCTCCAGCGTGAAGGCTTGGCTTGTTCGGCGTCATGATTACTTTGGTGGTGCATATCAAATTCTCTGGTTATCCGTCTGGTGCAGGAAACTATCATTCGGAGCCGCTTGAGGGGTAGCAGTGAACAGGCCACACCCACCATCCTCACTGCTTGAGCTTTCAGAGCTCTCCGACTTCGGTATACGCCTCACTCCAGCGCCTGAAGTGTGGGAGTGGCTCCAGGCCGAGATCCTTGCCGACACCGGCAGCATCCACAACGAAGACCATGTCCATCTACTGGATGCAGACATTCGGGTCATGTGGGCCTCTTCCAGCTTCGAGAAGCAGGGGCGCCGAGTGCTTGGTCAGGCCGAGCAAGTGGCGTTCCGTGCTGGTGGTTGGCAGAAGGCCCGGATGGAACAACAGATGCGTGATTGGTTCGGCGAGGTGCCGGCTTTCATCATCACCTTGGCTGCCGATTACTGCGCCGAGTGCTCCGACGCTGAGTTCTGCGCGCTGATTGAGCACGAGCTCTATCACATCGCCCAGGCCACCGATAAGTACGGTCAGCCGGCCTTCACTGAAGAAGGCGCTCCCAAGCTGAAGCTGCGCGGACACGATGTCGAGGAATTCGTCGGCGTGGTCCGGCGCTACGGCGCAAGCCGAGAAGTGCAGGCCCTGGTGGACGCTGCAAACAATCCTGCCGAGGTGGGGAAATTGAACATATCGAGGGCCTGCGGAACCTGTCTGCTCAAGTCGGCCTGATTCTGGACAGGCTCTGGACGGATGAAAATCTATGGCAGCCCTTCAAAACGACGTGAAGGCCTTTATTGTTCAGGCCCTGGCGTGCTTTGACACGCCATCACAGGTGGTTGAAGCAGTCCAGAAAGAATATGGGTTGACGGTTACTCGCCAACAGGTGGAGACGCACGATCCAACCAAGACGTCAGGCAAAGGCCTGGCAGCCAAGTGGCAAACCCTTTTCCATGACACCCGCAAGCGCTTTCGCGAAGAGACAGCGGAGATCCCAATCGCCAACCGTGCTTTCCGGCTTCGCGCCATGAATCGCTTTGTGGAGAAGGCCGAGACGATGAAGAACATCGGCTTGGCCATGCAGATCCTGGAGCAGGCCGCGAAGGAAGTCGGCGACGTCTACGTGAATCGCCAACGGAAGGATGAGCCTGACGACGAGCCGGCGATCCCGACCCGAATCCAGGTCGACGTAGTGGATGCGAGGAAGCCGAATGCCGAGCCTTAACGTTCCGCAGGCTCAGTTCCTCACGCTTCCCCACAAGTTCCGCGCATTCGTTGCTGGCTTCGGCTCTGGGAAGACCTGGGTTGGATGCTCGGCACTGAGCAAGCACTTCATGGAGTGGCCTGGCGTCAACGCTGGCTACTTCGCACCGACTTACCCGCAGATCCGGGACATCTTCTATCCAACCATGGATGAGGTGGCCTATGACTGGGGACTGAAGACCAAGATCAACCAGGCGAACCATGAGGTTCACATCTACAGCGGTCGGCAGTACCGCGGCACTGTGATCTGCAGGTCGATGGAGAAGCCGCAGACCATCGTCGGCTTCAAGATCGGCCACGCCCTGGTGGATGAGTTGGACGTGCTGACGTCGATCAAGGCGCAGCAGGCTTGGCGCAAAATCATTGCTCGGATGCGCTACAACCTGCCCGGGCTGAAAAACGGCGTGGACGTCACCACGACGCCGGAAGGCTTCAAGTTCGTGTTCCAGCAGTTCGTGAAGCAGCTGCGCGACAAGCCGGCGCTCAAGGAAATGTACGGCCTGGTCCAGGCCAGCACCTTCGACAACGAACTGAACCTGCCGGACGACTACATCTCATCGCTGATGGAGTCGTACCCCGAGCAGCTGATCAGGGCCTACTTGAACGGCCAGTTCGTCAACCTGACGTCCGGCTCGATCTACCACGCTTACGACCGCAAGCTGAACCAGTGCTTCGACACGGTCCAGGCTGGCGAGCCGCTGTTCATCGGCATGGACTTCAACGTTGGCAAGATGGCGGCGATCACCCACGTCAAGCGCGAGCAGGGGCTGCCCAGGGCAGTGGATGAGCTCATGGATGGCTACGACACGCCGGACATGATCCGTCGCATCAAGGAGCGCTACTGGCGCCATAACGGCAACGACTTCGAGAAGACCTGCGAAATCCGAATCTACCCGGACGCCTCTGGCGACTCGCGCAAGTCGGTGAACGCCAGCATGACGGACATCGCCATGCTCAAGCAGGCCGGCTTCTCTGTTATCGCGCCCGCGGCGAACCCGCCGGTGAAGGATCGGATCAACGCCATGAACGCCATGTTCTGCAATGCGCAGGGCGAGCGGCGTTACCTGGTCAACCCGTTCACCTGCCCAACCTACGCCGATGGTCTGGAGCAGCAGATCTGGGCGCCCAATGGCGAGCCGGACAAGACGCAAGGCAACGACCACGCCAACGATGGTGGTGGTTACTTCATTCACCGCGAGTACCCGATCATCAAACCGGTCACCGCTATCAAAATGGGATACGCCCGATGAGCAACGACGTCTCCTTCAAGCGGGCGGACTACCTCGAGGCGCTCGATCGTTGGTCTACAGTGCGCGACGTGTGCGCCGGCCAGCACCGGGTTGTCGACCGACTGCCGTACATCAACGCACACGACAAGTCGCCGGAGAACCAGGACCGCAACAAGGCATACCGCGAGCGGGCGGTGTTCAAGAACGCTACTGGGCACACCCGTAACGGGCTGCTCGGCCTGGCCTTCCACAAAGACCCGACGTTGACGGTACCGAAGAAGCTGGAGTACCTGCAGGACAATGCCAACGGCTCCGGCGTGAGCATCTATCAGCACTCGCAGGGCACGCTTGAGAAGGTGCTTGAGGCTGGGCGTCATGGTCTGTACGTCGACTATCACCAGGATGACGGTGTCGGTGGCCACTCGGTGATTCTGTCGTACTGCGCCGAGGACATCATCAACTGGCGCACCGGCATGGTGAATGGGCACAGCGTTCTAACCCTGGTGGTGCTGCGAGAGGCGCCGGAGGTCGAGGACGGCTTTGGCTTCAAGGTGATTGAGCAGTATCGCGAGCTGGCACTTGAGCCTGACGGCTTTGTTTGCCGGGTCTGGCGCCGGTCTGGTCCTAAAGGCGGCGGTCCTCTGGCCATCGTTGAAGAGTTCAGGCCTGAGGGCATCACTGGACGCCTGAAAGAGATCCCGTTCACCTTCGTCGGCGCGCAGAACAACGACCCCAGCATCGACGAATCGCCGCTCTACGACATCGCCATGATCAACCTGGGCCATTACCGGAACAGCGCAGACTATGAGGACAGCGTCTTCTGGTGTGGCCAGGCCCAGCCGTGGATCTCCGGCTTGGATGAACAGTGGCGCGACTGGATGGAGAAGAACGGCGTATATGTAGGCTCCAGGGCACCGATGATGCTACCTGCTGGTGGTGCATTCGGTTACGCGCAGCCACTGCCGAACACGCTGGTCAAGGAGGCGATGGCCGATAAGAACCAGATGATGATCGAGCTGGGTGCTCGCATGGTGGTGGCTTCGCTTTCGTCCAAGACGGCGACAGAGGCTCGCGGCGATCAATCAGCATCGACTTCGGTGCTGGCTGGTTGTGTGGCCAACGTCAGCGAGGCCTATACCCGGGCGATCATGTGGTGCTGCGGCTACATGGGCATTACGGACAAGAAGGTCACCTACCAGATCAACCAGGAGTTCGTTGAACTGACGGCGGATCCGCAGATGATCACCGCGCTGGTAGGGCTCTGGCAGAACGGAGGGTTCGCGAAGGCTGACCTGCGGGCCTACCTGCGCAAGCTGGGTCTGATTGCGCCAGAACGCACGGACCTGCAGATCGATGGTGAGCTGCAGGAGCAGGGCGATGGCCTGGGCCTGGATGACGAGGACGCACCAAATGGCGGTAAACCAGGCAATCCTTGATGCCACGATCCGGCACGCGGTCTTCCTCGAGCAGTTGAAGGCGGGGGAGGTGGGCAAGTTCGCTCCCTTCCTCAAGGAGATTGACCGGTCGATCCGGGATCGTCTCACTCAGTCGGACCTGACCGAGTACAACGTCAAGCGGTTAGAGGCGCTGCTGAAGGAGGTCGATAGCCTGCTGCTGGGTATCTTCGACCGCTACAGCGCGCTGCTGAACCTCGATCTGATCGACATCGCCAACTACGAGGCCGAGTTTGAGGCTACGAGCTTGGTCAGGTCGGCGCCGGTAGGTGTCTCGCTGGATGTGGTGGCGCCGACGGCAACAGCGATCCGCACAGCGGTGCTGACAAACCCGCTCAGCGTGCGTGGCACCGGCGGTGGCAAGCTGCTGAAGTCATTCATCAAGGGCTGGACCAGTGCAGAGCGCGACCGGGTCACTGGCACGATCCGTCAGGGTTTCTTCGAAGGGCAGACGAACTTCCAGATCATTCGCAACATCCGTGGCACCAAGGCCGCGGGCTACAAGGACGGCATTCTCGCCACCACCAACCGCAATGCCAGCACGGTCGTGCATACCGCGATTCAACATGTGTCGTCCCAGGCGCGCATGGAGGTGGCCAAGGCCAATACGGACATCGTGTCCGAGGTCGAGATGGTCGCGACGCTGGACAGCAAGACCAGCCAGCAATGCCGGTCGATGGACAAGCGCCGGTTCCCGGTCGACTCCGGGCCCAGGCCGCCATTTCACCCGAATTGCCGTACCACGTTCGTGCTGCTGACCAAGCTCAGCGAGATGTTCGCCAATGGGGCCACGCGGGCCGCAGTGGGTGCGGATGGGGCGGGGCAGGTCAGTGCAAGCCTCGACTATTACCACTGGCTTCAGCAGCAGCCAGCGTCATTCCAGGACGTGGCAATCGGGCCGGTGCGGGCCAAGTTGTTTCGCGAGGGTGGCCTGAGCGTCGAGCGCTTCGCGGAACTGCAGCTTGATCGCAACTTTGCACCGTTGACGTTGGTGCAGATGAAGGCCCTGGAGCCGCTAGCGTTTGAGCGCGCGAGCCTTTGAAACTCGTGCAAACCACTGGATTTTGCCGTTTGAAAAGAGCCTTACCATGTCACCTCAATTAACAACGAGGTGTTGCATGAGCATGGAATTTGAACGGAGTGTAAGAGTGACGGGTGATCTGATTGAGTCCTTTCTCAGCATGTTGGCGCGTCATCCAAGCGGTACAGGCGGTTTTGATGACTTCCCAATCGATGGACCTGCAGGTCGCGAAGAGGAAATTTTCCAACTGGTGAATCAGCGAATACAGAAAAGCTACCCCTGGGTAGCGCTCGCTCTCACTCCGGAAGCAAAGATTCGATGCTCTGGCATCACACCGTAGCTTTCCAACCGATTCACTAGCCCTGGCATCAGCTGGGGCTTTTTTATGCCCGCCAGGCGGGCCGACCAAACCCAAGGGGTGCATCACCGTGGCAGAAGAAAACGAAATCGACCTGGAAAATCCGGCAATCAAGGCCGCTATCGCGACTGCCGTTGAAGCATCCGTTTCCGGTTTGAAAACGAAGAACACCGAACTGCTGGGCAAGCTGAAGGACGCCTCCGGCAAGCTCAGCCAGTTCGAGACCCAGTTTGAAGGCATCGATATCGACGCCGTCAAAGGCTTGCTCAGCCGGGTTGGCCAAGACGAAGAAACAAAGCTGCTGACTGAGGGCAAGGTGGATGAGGTCTTCAATCGCCGTACCGAGCGCCTGCGTGGTGACTACGACAAGCAGTTGAAGACAGTCACTGCGCGAGCCGAGAAGGCTGAGGCGTTCGCCGCCAAGTTTCAGGGCAAGGTCCTGGGCGACTCGGTGCGCGGTGCAGCACTGAAAGCCGGCGCACTGCCGGAAGCAACCGACGACATCATCCTGCGCGCCAAAGGCGTGTTCTCGCTGAACGAAGAGGGCGAAGCGGTTGCCGTTGATGAGTCTGGTCAGGTCATCCTCGGCAAAGACGGCAAGACCCCTCTGACGCCGCTCGAATGGGCGGAATCTCTGCGCGAAAGCGCACCTCACCTGTGGCCAAGGGCTTCAGGCACACAAGCCCCGGGCGGGGGTAGCGGCCAGGCTGCATTCAAGCGCTCCGAAATGACTGCCGAGCAGAAGCGCGACTACCAGCGCAAGCACGGCCAAACCGCATTCCTGCAATTGCCCAAGTAAGGGGATTCACCCATGGCAACGACTGTTAATAGCGACCTGATCATCTACAACGATGAGGCGCAAACCGCATACCTGGAGCGTGTCCAGGACAACCTCGATGTGTTCAACGCATCGTCCAATGGTGCGATCGTGCTCGACAACGAGCTGATTGAAGGCGACTTCCGCAAGCGTGCCTTCTACAAGATCGGTGGTTCGTTGGAGCATCGCGATGTCAACTCCACCAGTAAGGTGACCGCGAAGAAGATCGGCGCCGGCGAGGCTGTTGGCGTCAAGGCTCCGTGGAAATATGGCCCGTACCAGACCACCGAAGAGTTGTTCAAGCGCCGCGGCCGTCCGGTAGACGAGTTCTCCCAAATCATCGGTGCCGATGTTGCTGATGCCACTCTGGAAGGCTTCATCCAGTACGCCACCGCGGCGCTGCGTGCCGCCATCGGCTCCAACGCCGGCATGGTAGTCACCGCCAACATCGAAACCGATGGCAAGAAGACTCTGACCCGTGGCATGCGCAAGTTCGGTGACAAGTTCGGCCGTATCGCCCTGTGGGTCATGCACTCCAGCGCCTACTTCGACATTGTCGACGAGGCCATCGCCAGCAAGATCTACGAGGAAGCTGGCGTCGTCATCTATGGCGGTCTGCCGGGCACTCTCGGCAAGCCGGTACTGGTGACCGACACCGCGCCGGCCGACGTGATCTTCGGTCTGCTGCCCAATGCGGTGGTGATCACCGAGTCCCAGGCCCCGGGCTTCCGCTCCTACACCGTCGACGACGAGGAGAACCTGGCTATCGGTTACCGCGCTGAAGGCACCGTCAACATCGACGTGTTGGGCTACAGCTGGAAGGACGCAGTCGGTGGCTCGAACCCAACGCTGGCTGCGGTCGGCTCTGCGGCCAACTGGATCAAGCATGCCGGCAGCGACAAGGTCACTGCCGGCGTGATGATCACCCTGACCACCACGCCACCAGCTGGCGGCTGATACTGGCCCTGACAGCGGCCAGCGATGGCCGCTATGGAGACTTTTATGGAACTGGTTTACTCCACGCAGAATTCGGACTTCGATCCGGAAAAGCGGTACCGCAATCCAGCGCACTTTGATCGACCAGAGGCGGGTGTGACCCATGCAGTCGTGATTGGTGATTGGCCGAAGGTGGTCGAGGCCTATGAGGCGTTGGGCGTCGAGGTCTCGGTGATGAAGCCTTTGATCAGCCAGTCGGTTGATTCGGGCGGCGCCGACGTCATTGCCGGTCTGGAGCAGGAGAACGACAACCTCCGTACCGAGCGCGCCGGAATCCTGCGACTGATCGAAGCTGCTGAAGACAAGTCGACCCTGGAACACCCAGGTGATGGCGAGCTACCGGTCCGGTTGTTCGGCGCGCTGAAGGCCATTCACGAAGGTGTCGTCTCCATCAAGGACGAGCGCGACAACCTGGTGGGCGAGGCTGAATCGCTCCGCGCCGAAGTCGCACGCCTCAAGGCGGCAGCAGATCAGCCGGGTGACAGCGCCGAGAAGATCGCCGGCCTCAAAGCGCAGCTCGATGCGGCTGGAGTGCAATACCGGGCGAATGCTTCGGTAGAATCGCTGGAAAAGGCGGTTGCTGATCTGCAAAAGGCGTAACAATTCGGGCGCTTGGAAACCGGTGCCCGATCCCCAAACACACAGCGAGCTGATTCATGACACTCATCATCGAGGACGGTACCGGTAAGCCTGACGCCGAAAGCTACGCCTCCGCCGAGGACCTGGCCATGTACGCCGTGAAGTTCGGCGTGACCATTCCTGCGGAAGTGCCAGCACAGGAAGCGCTGCTGCGTCGGTCCGCCTTGGCGATGGATGGCATGACCTGGAAGGGCCGCAAGATGGATAGCGACCAGGCGCTGGCCTGGCCGCGCCGCGGCGTCGAACTGGATCGCGAGATCAAGCCCGACAACTACCTGCCGGCGCGCATCCAGTACGGCCAGATGGCCCTGGCTGCTGAGATCCATACCGACGACATCGACCCGATCGAGAAGCGCAAGGGCGCGGTAACCCGGGAGCGGGTTGAAGGTGCGGTTGATCGCGAGTACGCGACGATCCCGAACACCAGCGGCAGACTGTTGCCGGCGGCGCCGGATCGGCCGAGCGCTACGCAGTTTGCTGACTACCTGCAGCGGCGCGGGCTGTTTGCTGTTCGTGCCTAGCGCTTCTTTCGGATTATCTCTAGCTCAACGATGAAGCGGTTACCGCAAGGGCTACCCTTGTTTTTTCCAGAAGGACTTCCTTCATGCCCGTCGCATCTGAAACTGTGAGTTCCAGTCTCGTAGAACATGATGACGTTCTGAAGGTCCAGTCCTCCTTGACTGCATCGTTTGTTAAGGCAACTGACATATCTGGAAAGGGTGCTTAGAGTCATATGCTGAGTACTCGCCCCGTCTTGTTTGCTGAAGTAGCCGGATGGATCCTGAGTCACCTTCAGCGAAAGCGAGATTACATCTGGAAAGGCTTCACTAGAGTTTCTAGTGGGTTTGCCAAGAAATGGTTTTTCGTTGGACATTGAATCGACTCATCCATGTGACTTGTTTGTTCAGAATAACGGAGAATTTGCCCTCATGGCCTTTTACGACGAAATGGCCGTGATGGCTCTGGAGATGATCACGGAGTTCGGCCAGCCTGTGCTGATCCGCGACATCAAGCCCGGCGAGTACGACCCGGGCACCGGAACAGCAGGTCCCGACACCGTTACCGAGCAAACCGCCCAAGGCATCCTGCTCGACTTCACCGGCCAGGAGTTCCAGGCCAACAGCCTGATCAAGGTCGGGGACAAGAAGCTCAAGATTGCTGCCCGCGGGCTTGAGTGGGCGCCGAACCTGCTGAACAAGGTCGTTGTCCAGGGCCGCACCTGGTCAATCGTCCCGCCGCTGAAAGAGATCAACCCGGCCGGTACGCCCATCCTGTACGAGCTGCAGGTGAGGTCGTGAGCAGAGCGGGGACCGGCCAGTCCGGCAGTTTCGCCCTAAGCCTTGCCGAGTTCGCAGCTCAAGCCACAGAAGCCATTGATGCCAGCCTGCGCGAGATCATCATCGAGGTCGGTAGCAGCCTAATCCGCATGTCGCCTGTGGGAAATCCGGAGATCTGGGCGCAGAACGCTGTGGCGACCCAGTACAACAAGGCTGTCGACGAACACAACACCGCGCTGCGTAGCGACCCGGCCAATCTGACGAAGGCCGGCCGGCTGAAGCCTGGGCGTAAGCTGAACGACGGCATGGATATCGTTGCACCTGAAGGCTACGTCGGCGGACGGTTCCGGGCGAACTGGCACCTCTCGATAGATGTGGTCGAGAACGTCACCTTCGACGAGGTTGATCCGGACGGCCAAGAGACGATAGCTGCACTGGTTTCGGCGGTCAGCGACTTCACCGCCGGCCAAGTTGCCTACCTCATCAACAACCTGCCATACGCCATTCCGCTGGAGTTCGGGCATTCGACCCAGGCTCCCAAGGGGATGGTCCGCATCACCGTCGCTCGCTTCCAGCAGATCGTGCAGGAAGCCATCAGGAACAATCAGGTATGAGCCACAACGTGATTGCCTCGATCTATGAGGCCAGGGTCATCGGCTGGGCGAAGGCTTTGCCTGCACCGCTGAAGGTTGTGGTCGAGAACGAGGTCTACCAACCTGCTAATGGAGAAACCTATCTACGGGCATTCACCTTGCCTGCCGACACTGCGAGCAACACGCTCGGTGGCGATCACCGGCTATACACCGGCGTGTTCCAGGTCAGCATTGTGACGCCGGCCGGCAAGTACCACGGTGCTGCAGGGGCATTGGCTGACCAGATCGCTGCGCTGTTCCCGCTGTACGAGCGCAACAGCAAGGATGCCCTGACCGTCGTGACCATGACGCCGGTAGACCAGGGGCCTGGAATCCAGGCCGACACCACATACACGGTCCCGGTCTCGTTTCAGTACCGCTCCGACACCAACTAATCCGCCCGTTGGGCAAACCCAGAACCCGCCATTGAGCGGGTTTTGTCATTTCTGCAAAGAGGAAAACCCGATGAGTTTCAAACTCCCCAACGGCTCGACCTTCGAAATCGCAGCAGCCTACGGCACTGCGGTCCTTGTCACGGCCCTGAGCAATGCCAATCCAGCTGTAGCAACCGCTGCCGCCCACGGCCTGGCCGAGGGTGACGTCGTCGCCGTGACGTCCGGCTGGACCCGCCTGAATGGGCGTGCTGCGCGCGTTTCTGACATCACCAGCGGCACTTTCGGCCTGGAGAACATCAACACCACCAGTACCCAGGCATACCCGGCAGGCTCCGGTGCGGGCTCGGTACGCGAAGTGACCAGCTTTGCCGAGATCTCGCAGATCACCGACATGACCTCGAGCGGTGGCGACCAGCAGTTCCTGACCTTCGGCTTCCTCGCTGACGACGATGACCGCCAGATCCCGACCACCAAGAACCCGATCAGCCTGTCGGTGACCGTGGCTGACGATCAGTCGCTGCCGTATGTGGCCATCGTCGAGGCCGCCGACGAGGACAAGGAGCCGCGCGTGCTGCGCCTGAACCTGCCAAATGGCGACTCGATCCTCTACAACGCCTACGTCTCGATCACCTCGACGCCGGCGCTGTCCCGCAACAACCTGATGACCCGCACCATCAGCATCTCGCTGACCGGCCGCCCAACCCGTTACAGCGCCGCGGCGTAAGGAAGGCTCATGGCTACGTTCAAGATTGCTCAAGCTGCCACATTCAAGGCGGGGGTGATGATTCCCCGAGTGGGCGCCGATCCGCTGAAGGTGGATTTCGAGTTCAGGCACCGCGACCGTGTCGACCTGGCGGCGCTGTTCGATACCTGGAACGAGCAGCGCAAGGAAGTGCAGGAGCGCTTCAAGGGGGGCGAACCCTCGCTCTCCGAAGTGATCGCTGCCGACATCGAGCAGCAAACCCAGCAGATCAAGGATCTGGTTGTTGGCTGGGGCTTTGATGATCCGTTCTGCGACGAGTCCATCGTTGAGCTGGTGAAGACCTGCAGCGGCTCCGCTGAGGCTGTCGTCGATGCCTACCAGGAGGCATACAAGAAGGCGCGCCTGGGAAACTGACCAGCGCCGCCCGCGCACTGTACGAACCTGGCCCATCGGATGCCGAGCTTCAGGCTTTCGGCATGCTCCGCAAGGATCTTCCTGAAGAGGTGATCGAGGTCTTTCCAGAGAACTGGAAAGCCTTTGTCGTCATGGAATCGATGGGTACCCAGTGGCGTACAGGCACTGGCGGTGCGATTGGCCTGGATTACGGCGTACTGCCCAGCGTGATGCGATTGATCGGTGTTCCTGCAAAGGAGCGCGCCGCGATTTTCCAGGACATCCGCGTCATGGAGGCCGAAGCCCTCGCCGTAATGGCTGAGGCCAGAGAAACCAGCCCGTGACCGCGGGCAACTATTCAAGGTGAGTCGATGAACATCGCTGAACTGGGGATCCGCGTCGACTCCGCTGATGCTGCTCAGGCTGCAACCGACCTCGACAAGATGACGAAGGCCGGCACCCGGGCTGAACAGTCTGCTGTCGGCCTGATGAACGAGATGCAGGCGCTGGAGAAGTCGCTGTCATCTGGAGCTAAGTCCACCCAGGAGTTGGCCAAGCAGCGTGACGCGCTGGCCAGGCTGACCAAGACCGGCGCCTACGGCGAGGCAGAGTTTGCGAAGATCACCGCGCAACTCGACAAGCAGCAGGCTGCGCTAGTCAAGTCCACCCTGGACGAGCAGAAGGCTCTCAACAGCCTGTTGGGAGCCATCAACCCGACCATGGCGGCGGTAGCCAAGCTCGACAAGCAGATCGAGGACCTGGGCAAGCACCTGGATGCTGGCCGTATCAGCCAAGAGCAGTACAACTCCGCGCTGAGCAAGATCGACAAGGACTACGCCAAGCTCGAGAAGACCGCCTCCGGCTTCGACAAGCTGCGCCTCGGCACCCGCCAGGCCCAGGAAAACGTTGTGCAGCTCGGCAACGCGCTGTCGTCCGGTGACTGGGGCAGCGGTGTTCGCGCCGTGGCTCAGTTGGGCGCTGGTGCTGGCGCTTCGGCGGCGGTGTTGCTGGCCATTCTGGCGCCTATCGCTTTGGTCACTGCTGCGGTCACTGCTCTCGGATTCAGTTATTACAAGGGCACCAAAGAGCAGGATAAGTACAACGAATCGCTGATTGGGACCGGCAACTTTGCCGGGGTGAGCGCTGGGCAGCTTGGCGATATGGCGCGCCAGGTCGGCGCAACCGTCGGCACTACCGGGCAGGCCGCTGAAGTTCTGGCGCTGTTGGCAGGGAACGGCAAGATCGCGGGCGAGAGCTTCCTGGGTATTACCCAGGCTGCAGTGTCGATGCAGGAAGCTACCGGTAAGGCGGTCAAGGACACGATCGCCGAGTTTGCGAAGATCGCCGACGAGCCGGTAAAGGCCTCGGCTGCGCTCAACGAGCAATACCACTACCTGACGGCTTCGATTTACTCGCAGATCGCCGCGCTTGAAGAGCAGGGCGATCATGCCGGCGCGGTAAAGCTGGCGACTGAGCAATACGCCGACGCGATCAACGAGCGTACGCCGCGGATCCTCGAAAACCTGAGCTTCTGGGAGAAGGGCTACAACGCAGTAGCGCGGGCAGCGGACAACCTGAAGAACCTGGGCCGCCCCGATATCGACGCTGATATCGAACAGGCCCGGCGGAACCTGGAGCAGGCTCAGTCCGGAAATGTTGGAGCGTTCCAGAACCAGAAGGAGATGGTCGAGCTCTACAGCAACCAGCTCAATATGCTGGAGGATCAGAAGGCCGCAGCGGCGGACATTGCCAAGTGGGAAGGTGAGCAGGCTAAAGCCCAACAGGATGCTGTCACCGCGATGGGCAAGGTCGATGCCCTGACCAAATCCTCCTGGACGAACGAGCAGAAGCGCGCCGACGCACTGAAGGAGTACAAGCGGCAGCTCGACGATATCCGCAAAGTCAGCCCCAACGATGCACGCCTGAATCAGGCGGTGGTCGACAAGAACATCGCGAATATCAACGACAAGTTCAAGGACTCGAAAACACCGGCGGGCGCCGTCGACCTGACCAGCTTCAACGACTCGAAAAACGCGCTCACCGGCATCCTGTCCGAGTACAAAAACGCCCAGAAGGAACTGGACGCCGCGCAGAAGGCCGGCCTGGTCTCCCAGGCCGACTACCTGCTCAAGCGCCAGGCCATGATCGGCAACGAGCGCGACGAGGTTACCGCGGCTTACGAGGCGGAAATCTCGGCGCTCGAAGCGACCAAGGGCAAGGCCGGTACCTCGGCGGCTCAGCGCATCCAGCTGGACCAGAAGATCGCCGATGCCCGCGCCTCCATGGTTAAGGCGCAGAAGGATGCCGACTCGGAACTGGCTGTGCTGGCCTCGAACGAGGAGGGCAGGCTCAAGAAGCAGGCCCTGGCCGTCAGCACCTATACCGGCGCCTTGCAGCAGCAAGTCGACACTTTGCGCCGGCAGGGGCAGCGTGCGGCCGCCGGCCTTGGGCAGGGTGATCGACAGCGCGGCCTGACCGACCAGCAGAACGCCATCGACGACCGCGTCAATCAGCAACGCCTGGACTTGGCCAACCAGTACGGTGACGGCTCCCGAGGCATGAGCCTCGACGAGTACAACCAGAAACTGGCGGCCCTGGACAAGGCGCAGCGGGACCTGCAGGAAACGGCGATCGCCAACTACGACGAGATGACCGCTGCCCAGGGTAGCTGGAGCGCCGGCGCTACATCGGCGTGGCAGAACTACCTGGAGTCGGCTCGTGACGTCGCAGGCCAGACGAAAAGCCTGTTCACCAGCGCCTACAGCTCCATGGAGGGCGCGGCCGTCAACTTCGCGGTGACCGGAAAGGCCTCGTTCTCCGACTTCACCAAGTCGGTGCTGGCGGATATGGCGCGAATTGCCACCCGCCAGGCTAGTTCGGCGTTGCTGGGCAGCTTGGTAGGTGCAGCAACCAGCTATTTCACCGGTAGTGGTAGCGGGACCGGGGCGGCCTCGGCTGGTAGCACACAGGCTGGTTATACCGGGGTCGACTTCTCTGGATATCGAGCTGCTGGCGGTCCTGTCGCGCCCAACTCCCTGTACGAGGTCAACGAACTTGGGCCGGAGCTGTACAACGAGGGCGGCCGGTCATTCCTGATGACTGGGGCAAATGGAGGCAGCGTTACACCCCTGAGCAGTGGTGGCGGCCCCGCTCTGTCAGCGATGTCTGGAGGCGGAGGTGGCAACACCTACAACTTCCCGGTAGCCGTCTCGGTGCAAACATCGGGCGCCGGTGATGGAACCGCCCAGGAGGACACGACGCAGCTGGGCAAAGGCATTCAGCAGGCGGCCAAAACTGAGGCTGAAACGGCAATCGCCAGAGGGCTGCAGCCAGGTGGCTCTATCTGGCGCGTGATAAATGGGAGGGGGTAATGGCGATTGAAACGTTCACCTGGCCAACGCAGAACGGGGATGCGCCCGAGATCACCTATCGGGTGCGCACCTCTCAATTCGGTGACGGCTACAAGCAGGAGGCCGGCGACGGTCCCAACAACAAAGTGGACTCCTACCCAATCACCTTCAGCGGCACGAAGGCCAGGGTGTTGGAGATCATGGCTTTCCTCGACCGGCATGCCGGCGCGAAGGCTTTCCTCTGGACAACACCGCTTGGCCAGCTCGGCCTGTTCACCTGCAAAAATCCCGTTCCCACTCCAGTGGGCGGGGGCGTTTTCAAACTCACGGCCACCTTTGACCGTGCCTTTCATCCATAAGGGGCAACCATGCCACTGATCAGTGACATACAGAAGCTGGAGCCTGGCAGTGAGGTGCTGCTCTTCGAGTTGGACGGTTCCGACTACGGGGCGGACGTGCTGCGCTTCCATGGGCATGCAATCCCGCATACGCCGGAGGAACTGCTGGCAGCGGGGCCAAACGCCGACCAGATGCCGGCCAAGGCGATCTGGTGGCAGGGCAATGAGTACGGCGCCTGGCCTATGCAAATCGACGGCATCGAAGCCAACGGAGACGGCACCGCGGTACGCCCGACGCTGTCGGTCGGCAACGTCAACGGCCGCATCACGGCCCTGTGCCTGGCCTTCGATGATCTGCTCGAGTTCAAGCTGACCATGCGGCACACGCTGGGCAGCTACCTGGATGCGCAGAACTTCCCGGGCGGTAACCCAACAGCCGATCCAACCCAGGAGACGATCGAGGTCTGGTACATAGACCAGAAGACGAACGAGGACGGGGAAACGGTAAGTTGGGAGTTGGCCAGCCCCGGCGACGTCGGCGGTGAGTCCATTGGCCGGCAGGCGACCACGCTTTGCCACTGGTGCCTCACCGGTGGTTACCGCGGGCCGAACTGCGGCTACACCGGCGGCTACGTCGACAAGGACGGTTTGCCTACGGACGATCCAGAAAAAGATGAGTGCGACGCCACCCTGGGCCGGGGCTGCATTCCACGCTTCGGTGAGGGCAACGAGCTGCCTTTCGGCGGTTTCCCTGCCGTTTCCATCATTGCCCGGAGCTGACCATGCGCAAACACATCCTGAGCGCGCTCCAGGCGCACGCGGCAGCCGAGTACCCGAAAGAGTGCTGCGGTCTGCTGCTGGCCGTTGGACGCAAGCAGCAGTACTTCCCATGCCGCAACATCGCCTCGGAGCCGAACGAAGAGTTCCGGCTTGATCCAGAGGACTACGCCGCGGCCGAGGACCTGGGCGAGGTGATCGGCATCGTGCATTCGCACCCGGACGCCACAAGCCGGCCCTCACCGCGTGACCTGGCCATGTGCGAGGCCATGGCGCTGCCCTGGCACATCCTAAGCTGGCCCGAGGGGGATCTACGCACCATCACGCCGGCAGGCAACACTCCGCTGCTCAAGCGTCCATTCGTGCACGGTGCCTGGGATTGCTGGCAGGTCTGCGCGGACTGGTTCAAGCGCGAGTGGGGGCTGGAGTTCGAAGCCTTCCAGCGCGCCGATGGCTGGTGGGAAGACCCGGCTGGGCCGAGCCTCTACGAGCAGGCCTATGAAGCGGCGGGATTTGTACGGGTCGACCAGCCGCAGCGTGGCGACATGATCGTCATGTCTGTGGGGCGCACAGCACACCCGAACCACGCAGGGATCTATCTCGGCGCCGATCCGCAACTGCTCGGGGAGTCCGCCGAGGTGTTCGGCCCAGGCCCGTTCCTGTTGCACCACCTGTATGGGCGGCCAAGCGAAATCATCGTTTTCGGTGGGCCCTGGCTTGATCGAACACGCCTGATCCTCAGGCACAAGGAAGCCCAATAGCCGCTGAGTATTTCTAAAGCACAGCGCGAGGAAATATCGTCATCAGATATTGCGGATCGCTTCCGTGGAACGAAAATTCCCGATACTCCCATTTCACATTTTGACGAAGTGCATCGGCAAGGCCGGGGTATGCGGAGTTTGTCTTGGTGTGCATCTAATGATGGCAAAATGCTAAAGTCCTCCAAAACATCAAAGGAGGTGAACAATGCATCGCATGGCAGCTTTTCTAATGATTTCCGCCCTGCTGACAGGTTGCGCTAACACGAAAGAGGTCGACTCATGGCGAGCCGAGGCTCAGCGAACAACACCTGTCTGCACCAGCGACAATCAGTGTCAGGTCATGTGGTCTGCAGCGCGTGGCTGGGTTTTAAACAATGCAGGGACAAAGATACAGAATTACGGAGCTGACTATTTCGATACGTATAATCCAATCCAGAATAGCCCTAGATTGGCAGCACAGGTGTCAAAAGACGCTCTGGGTTCTGGAAAATATAAAATCAGCGTGAAGCTGTGGTGTGACAACATGTTTGGATGTCAGCCGAACGCTTGGCAGGCATTGGTAGATTTCAACCGCACAGTCAACCTTGCTGGGACTGGCCAATGATCAAATCCGGAAATCCTCTGGGGTGTGGAGGCGCTTTGAAGTTTATTATTGGAGCGGTAGCGGTAGCACTGTTGGCGGGGTGCGCAACCTCTCCGATACCCTCTGAGCAGGCCGACCCTGTTCCCGGCCCAAGGCTTTTTTCATACCAGAACCCCGTAAGCGGCTATTCGACACTGATAGTGACTCGAGACACTGGATTTGTTGGCGGCGGCTGTAATGCGACGGTTAGCATCGACGGCAGAAAGTCGGCGGAAATTGGGTCTGGTGAGACGGCGAAATTTTTTGTGCCGGCCGGCGAGCACATTGTTTCTGCGTCAGCTTGTGGGAATGGTCTCAAGGAGCGAGAGGCGAACATTAAGCCAGGGGGCACGAAGCGTTTTCGAATATCTATCGACTCTGCGATGAGTATGGATTTATCACCGACCTCGTTCTAAATACAAACCGCCTTATGGCGGTTTTTTTACACCTGGAGAAACCAGTGGCAATGGCAATCAATTCTAACCAATCGATGACCACCATTTTGCTTTCCGGCCCCTTAATCAAACTATTTGGACGGGTCCATTACAGGGAGCTTGGTAGTAAGTCTGTTGGCGAAGCGTTCAAGGCTTTGAAGTGTACCCTTGACGGGTTTGAGGAGGCAATTAAGCGTCTTGAACGCCGCGGTATGCAGTTTGCAATTTTTCGTGACCGCAAAAATGTCGCCGAGAAGGATTTTGCCCGTGGCGGAACGCAAGAAATAAGGATTGTTCCGGTGATCTCCGGCAGTAAGCGCGCTGGCCTTCTTCAGACTGTCATTGGGGCGGTGCTTATCGCAGCCGGTACCTATTTTGGTCAGACTTGGGCCGTTCAGTTAGGGGTTGGGCTTGTCGCGGGCGGTGTCGTGCAGATGCTTAGCCCCCAACAGAATGGTCTTTCGCAGAGCGCATCACCCGAAAACCTACCCTCATATGCCTTCGGCAGCGCCAAGAACACCACCGCCAGCGGCAACCCTGTCCCGATCTGCATCGGCGAGCGCAGGTGGGGCGGGATGATCATTTCTGCATCAATTTACGCGGAAGATAAGACATGAGATGCTTTCTTCACAGCGAATAGAGCGATGGAGTCTATGGAAAGCATATCGTTTGAAATGGTACGGGTGTGGGGGCAAACGGGCGGTTATCGTTATCCAAAGTCTATAAGTCAGATGTGTCCATTTTGTGGTGATTTGGTAACATACACTACAGCAATTTCATATTCTGACTCATCAACCTCAAGTATCGGCATGCGTGCATCCTGCCCAGCTTGCAGCGAATTTGTATCATTTTGGTCTGTAAAATCAACAGCGACTGAAGAGAACGATGGTAATCCTGCCGAAATTTTTATGTATCCAAGATCGAGGCCTGAATTATTAGTTACCAACTTTCCAGAGTCTGTTCCGGTTGCGATAAGGCGTTCTTTTGAGTCTGCGGCAACTTCGTTTATGACAAAAAACTATCCAGCCACTGCTGTTATGGCTCGTAGAACTTTGGAAGGGATATTCAAATATTTGCTTCCGGAGGGGAGCAGAAAGGGGACTCTGGCAGCCCTTATAAAACAAGCTATGGAACAACATGATTTAGCGGCTCCACTTTCAACTTTGGCGCATGCTATTCGCGATGGAGGCAATCTAGGCGCTCATTTTGACGAAGAGAATGAGCCAACAGAGTTGATGGCCAAACAAATGGTGGAGCTTCTTAAATATTTGATTTCTTATCTCTACGTACTTCCAAGTCAGATCAAGGACCTAGAGGACTCGCTGGCTAAAGAGCCACCACTTTAAGTCGTACTTTAAGAAAGAGCCGCCTTCGGGCGGTTTTTTTATGCCTGGAGGAAAGCATGGGCGCAGCAGCACAAATCGAGATCCGCGGGGAAAAGGGCGGCAGCAGTAAGCCGAAGTCGCCGACCGAAGCCAACGACAGCCTGCGCTCGACCAACCTAGCCAAGATGCTGATCGCGGTGGGCGAGGGCGAATTCGATAGCGTCCCGACCGACTACGACATTTACCTGGACAACACACCGATCAAGGACGCGAGCGGGAATATCAACTTCCCGAACGTGAAATGGGACTGGCGCTCGGGCTCCGTGGATCAGTCGTATATCCCGGGCATCCCTTCGGTCGAAAACGAGACCACGCTGAACATCGAGCTGCGCAGCGATACCCCATGGGTGCGCTCTATCACCAACACCCAGCTGTCGGCTGCGCGTGTTCGGTTCGCCTGGCCGGCCCTGCAGCGCCAGGACGACGAAGGGAACGTTGGTGGCTATCGCATTGAGTATGCCATTGACGTGGCCCCCGATGGTGGCGCCTATCAGCAGGTGCTGCTCGAGGCCGTGGACGGCAAGACCACCACCCGCTACGAGCGGTCCCGCCGCGTGGATCTGCCGCCTGCCACCAGCGGCTGGCTGATTCGCGTGCGCCGGCTGACGCCCAACCAGAACAGCAACAAGGTCGCCGACACCATGCTGATCGCCGGCTTGACCGAGGTGATCGACGCAAAGCTGCGGTACCCAAACACCGCGCTGCTGTATATCGAGTTCGACGCCGAGCAGTTCACCAACATCCCGGCCGTCACCGTGAAGTGCAAGGCGCGCAAGTGGCAGGTACCGAGCAATTACGACCCCGTGGCCCGCACCTACACCGGGACCTGGGACGGCACCATGAAGCAGGCCTGGACCAACAACCCGGCGTGGATCACCTATGGGGTTTGCACCGAGGATCGTTTCGGCCTGGGCAAGCGCATCAAGCCCTGGATGGTCGACAAGTGGGAGCTGTACCGGATCTCGCAGTACTGTGACCAGAACGTGCCGAACGGCCTCGGTGGCCAGGAGCCGCGCTTTCTCTGCGACATGAACCTGCAGGGCAAGGCCGACGCCTGGTCGCTGCTGCGTGATATTGCCGGCATCTATCGAGGCATGACCTATTGGGCTCAGGGCCAGTTGGTGATGCAGGCCGACATGCCGCGCGCCCAGGACTACGACTACGTCTTCACCCGGGCCAACGTCATCGACGGGAAGTTCTCCTACGGCAGCGCCTCGGCCAAGACCCGGTACACCCGGGCCCTGGTCAGCTACGACAACCCGGCGAACAACTACGACACCGACGTCATTCCATTCGCGGACCTGGAGCTACAGCGCCGCTTCGGCGACAAGCCCACGGAACTGACGGCCATTGGCTGCACCCGCGCTTCTGAGGCACAGCGCCGCGGTAAGTGGGTGATCCTGAGTAACAACCAGGACCGGACCATCAGCTTCAAGACCGGTATGGAGGGGGTGATTCCACTCCCTGGCCACATCATCCCGGTGGCGGACTCGCTGCTGGCCGGTCGGGCCGTTGGCGGCCGGATCTCGGCGTCTGCTGGTCGTGTGGTGACGCTCGACCGCGACACCCAGGCCAAGGCCGGCGATCGACTGATCATCAACCTGCCAGGCGGGCGCGCCGAAGGCCGGACCGTGCAAAGCGTCAGCGGGCGCACCGTCACGGTGACCACGTCCTACAGCGAGCAGCCTTTGCCTGAACTGCAGTGGGCGTTGGATGCCGACGATTTGGCTATCCCGCTTTACCGGGTGCTGAGCACCAAGCGCACCACCGAGGGCGACTTCGAGATCAGCGCACTGCAGTACGAGCCCGGCAAGTTCGCGTTCATCGACACCGGCGCCCGCCTGGAAGAGCGGCCGATCAGTGTGATCCCGATCACTGTCGTGCCGCCACCGGCAAGCGTGATCCTGACCTCGAACTACGCGGTCGACCAGGGCATCGCCGTCAGCACCATGAACATCTCCTGGCCAGCCGTGAACGGCGCTGTGGCCTATGACGTGGAGTGGCGCAAGGACAACGGGAACTGGATCAAGGTGCAGCGCACTGGCGCGACCAGCGTGGACGTGACCGGGATTTACGCCGGCGCCTACCTGGCGCGGGTGCGGGCGGTGAGTGCCTTCGATATCTCGTCGATCTGGAAGGCGTCCAACCTGACCCAGCTCAACGGCAAGGAAGGTCTGCCACCGTCGGTATCGTTCCTGACTACCACCAGCGAGCTGTTCGGGATCGGCATCAAGTGGGGATTCCCGGCCGGCGCCGAGGACACCCAACGGACCGAGGTCTGGTATGGACCTGCGAACGACCTGGGCACCGCCACGAAGCTGGCCGACCTGGCGTACCCGCAGGCCGACTACCGCATGCAGAGCTTGCTGGCAGGCGCAACCTTCTTTTTCTGGGCGCGCCTGGTAGATCGGACCGGCAACGTCGGGCCGTTTTATCCGGTCGTGAACGGGGTAATGGGCCAGGCCAGCTCGGAGGCCGGGCCGATCCTCGACATGCTCGCGGGCAAAATCAACCGCACGGAACTGGGCCAGGACCTGATATCGGAAATCGATGGCCTGCAGGACCAGATCGACGCGCTGGACAACATCCTTCTGTACGACGCCGAGAAGACGTATATCAAGGACGACATAGTCCAGCAGGGGCAGCGGCTGTATCAGGCCCTGCAGGCGGTGCCGCTCAACACACCACCGCCGAACTCGACCTACTGGCTTGATGTGGGGCAATCGATCGAGACGGCCAACGGCCTGGCGCAGCAGGTGGCGACCAACACCGCCGATATCACCGAGCTGGACGGGGTGGTAACGGCGCAGGCGAACTCCACCAACACGCTCCGCGCCTCCTGGCGGGAAGATGACGGCGCCGGCGACCTGGCCGATGCCATGAAGGGCTGGGACAACACCGCGGCAATTGTTACCGAGGAGAAGGTCCGAGCTTCTGCGATCGAGGCTGAGGCCACTCGCACCACACAGCTGCAGGCCACGGTGGGTGCGAACACTTCGGCGATCCAGGAAACGTCTTCAGCCCTGGCGAACACCAATGGCCAACTGTCCACCATCTGGTCGGTGAAGATGGAGACCACCACCGGCGGCCAGAAGTACGCGGCCTCGTTTGGCCTGGGCCTTCAGGTCGATCCGTCTGGGGTTTCGTCGCAGTTCGTTGTGCGTGCCGACACTTTCATGCTGCTGAACCTGGCCAACGGCACGCCGGTGTCGCCGTTCGCGGTAACCGGCGGCCAGACATTCATCAACTCGGCGTTTATCCAGGACGGCACGATCACCAACGCCAAGATCGGCAACTACATCCAGTCGAACAACTACGTCGCCGGCAGTACCGGGTGGCGGCTGTGGTTTGACGGGACGTTCGAGATCAACAGCGCCCTGGGCGCCGGCGCGCGCCAGGTCATCAATAACAATGGTGGCAAGGTGTTCGATGAGAACGGCGTGAAGCGCTACCAGTGGGGGAACTTGGCCGCATGAGCTATGGCATTCGGATCTGGGGCGCGGATGGTTCGCTCCAGGTCGACGAGAACTCCTTCACCATCCGTGTGGCGCTGTCGACGCTGGTCACCTTCGCGGTGGGGGCTCCCAAGAGCAGTCAGGATTTTGCCGTGCCTGGCGTTGGTCCGAGTAACGGAACGGCTATCGTCGTTCCTATTGGCACCTACGGCGACAGCAACCTGCAGTTTGAAACCGAGGTACTGAGCGGGGTGGTTCGCGTCTACAACCACACCCGCACCTTTGCCGCGAGCACCACGTCTTCCGGCACCATGCGCTTGATCGTGATGAGGTGGAGCTGATGAGCTACGGAATGCAGTTCACGAACAATGGCGACGTGGTGACGCTCGACTCGGAGTTCGCCCGGCTGATGGTGATCTCCACGGGGCGTTATGCGCCGACGGAGGAGGGCGGTCTCGGGTCAACCACAACCTTCGTTCGGCCTGTGACGTCCCAGGAGCCGCCGCTGGTGTTCATCAGGCCCGATACTGTGAATGGCGTTGCTGGCCTCTGCCGGATGCGCCTGACGGGATCTGCGGGGAACTGGACCGGCTTTTATGTCCGGGCCTACAGCGCAGACACCGCGCAGCCGAACGGGCGCTACTTCGTTGCGGCCTTCGCGGCTCAGCCAGTGGCACAGTACGGGGCTCGCCTATGGGATGGTACCGGGAAGTTGCTGTTCGACTCGGGCACCTCCGCGGCCACCTTCACTCGCGCATTCCAGAACTGGAGCTACGTCAAGGACGACAAGGACCCGCAGGGCCTGACGCGGATCTACTACACCGTGCCGTTCAACTTCCCACAGAACGAGTTCCTGCTGCTGAACAACTTCGGTATGAACATGACTTCGGGTAGTGGCATTCCTCGGAACCTCTACTGCTGGTGGGACTTCCCGAACAACACGCTGTACGCGATCACGATTTCCTCGGCGAACCCGATCGCCTTCTTCCTCCCGGCGGTCTTCGCCAAGATGAACAACTGAGAACAACCCGATAACCAGCCGGCCATGAGCCGGTTTTTTATTGCCCAACGAAAGGATAAACCCATGGCTTGGCTTCGAGCGGGGACCGTGGCCGTCACGAACGGCTCAACGACGGTTACCGGAACCGGAACTGGTTTTGCTGCAAACACCCGGGTGGGGGATGCGTTCATCGGCCCTGATGGCCGCCAGTACGAGCTGGCAAACGTCGCAAGCGATACGGTGATCTCGATCACCCCGGCTTACCAGGGCGCCACGGCTTCCGGCGCCTCCTACGCGATCATGCCGGTACAGGGTTACCAGAAAGGCCTGGCCGACCAGGTGCGAGACTGGGTGAACACCTATGGCGCGAAAATGGCAGCGCTGGGCACAACCGGCAACTACGATATTTTGCCCTTGGCCAAGGGGGGGACCGGCAATACCACCGGCACCGCGACAAAGCTGGCCGCTGCCGCCATTGTTGGCCCCGTCTCCCAAAGCGGCGGGGTTCCTACCGGCGCGATCATCGAGTCGGGGAATGGGGTGAACGGGCGGTACGTGCGCTGGGCTGACGGGACCCAGCACTGCTGGATCACTATGAACTACTACACCGCGATCGATGCCCCGCAGATGGGTGTGTATGTGTCTGGATGGATTACCTGGAGTTTCCAGGCTCCCTTCATCGCCCGGCCGAATGTGCTCATCACTGCTCGCGACGACACATTTCTGTTCGGCTCAAGCGTAAGTGGGACCACTGCGGGTGAGGTCGTGAGATTTGCATCGGCAACCCCGCTTGCTGCTGGTGCAAAGCTTGCGACTCTTTTCGCCGTCGGGAGGTGGTTCTGATGATTATTAAACTCTGTCCACAGCGCGGCGATGAGCCGTACAACGTTGTGAAGGATGGCAACACGCTGACGATCAACGGGGTTCTTTTCGATTTCTCGAGGATGAAGCAAGGCGACACGCTGCCCGGCGAAGCCGTTGAATCCATGTGGTTCAAGCCCGGCCCGGTCGAGATGATCGACAGTGAGCTGGTGGTCACGCTGCGTTTCCCGTTCCCTGCGAACTTCAGCCAGGAGCAGATGTTTCCGCGTGATCTGATCGCGGTGCCTGATGGGAAGGTTGCATTCCCTGAGCCGCTGCCAGGTGGCGAGCCCGTGGTTGTAGATGACACGTCGACACCATCAGTTGGGCAGATCGATTGGTCCCAGCTGATCACCGCAGAAATGAAGGCAGCAGAGGCCCTGGCTGAGCGCTTGGCTGAATCTAAGGCGCAGCTGGCTGCCAGAAACGCCACGGCCGCGGCGCAGATCGACCGCATCACCGACCGTATCGAAACCCTGGGCTACGGCATCGAGGCCGGCGAAGCCACGCCCGAGGATGAGGCCGAACAAGCCGCCTTGATCGTGAACCTGAAAACCTGGAAGGCCTACAAATTCGCCCTGGGCAAAGTCATCGCGCAAGCGACCTGGCCGACCGCGCCGGCCTGGCCAGCGGAACCGCCAATCCCGGAGATTGCAGCCGCGCCAATGCTGGCCGCCGAAGCCGAAGCCGAGTAGCGCAATACCGAATGCAAAGCGCCCGCCTTGAGCGGGCTTTTTTTCGCCTGGAGAAAAGTGATGACTGCAACCGAAAAAGACCGCGACATCCTCGCGCGCACGCTGTGGGGCGAGGCCCGCGGGGAGGGCCTGGCCGGCCAGATCGCCGTGGCCTGGACCATCCGTAACCGCGTGAACGACGGACGGACCAAGTCCTGGTGGGGTGAGGGCTACGCCGGCGTGTGCCAGGCGCCGTACCAGTTCAGCTGCTGGAACAAGAACGACCCGAACTATCCGTTCCTCAGCGGCGCCAAGCCGATCCCGGCCGGCCAGTTCGCCCAGGCCCAGCGTGCGGCTGATCAGGTGATCGCCGGCGCAGTGCCTGACCCCACCGGCGGCGCTACGCATTACTACGCGACCACGATGCCCAAGGCCCCGGCCTGGGCGGCGAAGGCCAAGCAGACGGTACGCATCGGGCAACACGTTTTCTTTAAGGACGTGCCGTGATGACGCCGGTACAGAGACTGATCAGCGTACTGGTGCTGGCCGGCCTGCTGATCGCCGCCGGCGCGGGCGTCGCCTGGAAGGTGCAGGACTGGCGCTACGGCAAGCAACTGGCCGAGCAGGCGCGGCTTCACCAGGATGACCTGGCCGCTATCAGCAGCGCGGCAGCAACTCAGCAGCGCGCTGACCAGGACAAGCGCCTGGCGCTCGAGCAACGCCTGTCCACCGCCGACAAATCCCACTACCAGGAGCTGACAAATGCTCAGAAATACCAAGCTCGCCTGCGCGATCGCCTTGCCACTGCTGATCTGCGGCTGTCAGTCCTTGTCGACGCCGCGGATACAGCCAGTGGCTGCGCAGTGCCTGCCACCCCCGCCACCGTCGGCGTGGTTCATGGAGCCGCACGCGCCCGACTTGACCCGGCGCATGCTCAACGAATTATCGGCATCACCGACGACGGCGACCAAGGACTGATCGCTTTGCAGGCGTGCCAGGCGTATGTACGGGCTATTAATCCGGGTTTGAGTCAATGATTCGTTGAACCTCAAGTTGCTTTGCTCGACGCACCAAGACAGGCTCAAAGCGAGATTCATATATATGCTTTTGCCTTGGTGACATGGAGTCAAAGCCCTGATCAATGACCTGTCTTGCCACTCCCGCCTCATCTGATGCGGGGTCAATCAGACCTTCATCAACGAGATCGTCATACGCGAGGCGCAGCTCTTCATTGCCGTGATCGTTAAGTCCCATTTTTCACCTCATTCCGTTGAGTTTATCTGTCAGCCAATACTGCAGCAGTATCAGCCGTTATTCACGAACGCGCCGCCGTGAATCTCGCCGATAGGGTCGATCAAGTGCGCCCCTTGGTTCTTCGTGTTGCCCGCGGCGCGGTCGACCTTGAACCATTCGAACGCCTCGGACGGTTCGCCCTGGTGCATCAGCATCAGCTCGGCCCGCTCTTTGGGTGTCGCCGGATCCAACCATTCCCGGGCCAGCTCAGGCGCTAGGGCCACCGGCCGCCGGTCGTGAATATCGACCATGCCGCCGGCGGAGTCCGCTGTGATTATCACGAAGCCGTCGTGTTCTCGAGGGGGCTCGTCAGCATGCGGCCAATGGCCAATTGACGCGCACAGGCTGGGCAAACCATCACGTCGCCGGATGTAGTAGGGCTGTTTTCCGCCTTCATCTGCCAGCCATTCAAACCATCCGTCTATTGGTGTGATCGCTCGATTTGGCCAGGCTGCCCGGTAATAAGGGTTGTGCGCGACCTTTTCGGAGCGGGCGTTGGGTTCGGCTCGATTGGTTGCCCAGTGCGGTTTCCAGGACCACCTGAGAAGGTCGGCATGTAGCGCGCCATTCTCCATGTGGAGCAGGGCGACCTGGGTTGTCGGTGGCACGTTGTACCGCCCCAGCGGCTGATCGCCGACGGTGTTGACCAGGGCCCCGGGCATGCTGAGCACGGCAACAAAGTCGTGGATGCCGTGGTACTGCGCGATACGTCCGCACATGCTCGCCTCCGAAGTGATGATCCACTTCTTTCAACGTAGACCAACGGGCAGGCCACTCGTCAGCACCCGATTGATGGTCTGGGCACCGCGGGTAATATGCTGTGTTTTTATACAGTGTTGAGGCTTGCGATGTACTTCCAGATTGTTCCGATGCGAGATCGAGGTGTAGCCAGGTCCTGGGAGCAGATACGAAGGGAGAAGCCGATACGTGGAGACGTGAATATCCGAAATGAGATGTGCGAAATCATGAGCCGCTCTAGCAACATAGCGAAGATCCTGCCGGTTATGCCGCTCGATCCTGAGTTGCTTCCGCCATTGATTGACGCGTTTCTATCCGGGATGGCAACCAACGCTTTCACGTTGAGCGGTATCGAAGAGGTAGACGGGTGCCTGTATGCGCAGTCGTGGTACTGCAGGCCAGATTAGGGGGAGTTGTGTTCGGTTGGCAGGACGCCGGAGGAGGGGGGAAGTTTGGTTGTCGGAGCCACGTTGGCACCTCTCCGCCTATCGAAATCCTCTACAGAAAAATTGACCGCAAGCTGGGAGCGCATTCAATTGGTTCACGGAGGGCTGCACCCTTGGTCGGTGTGTGTTCGCGACTATCACTGTGGATCAAGACCAGCCCTTCTTCATTTTTCGCTGTCAGTTCAGATGCTTAGAATCTAAGGGGTACTTACATCTAGATTGCATGTCTTGTTTTTTTGAAATAAAAATGTTGTTTGTTATGAGGAAAAACCTTATTGCTATTTGCAATAAGTTGGTGAGTGAATTGATCTTTCAAAAGATTGGTTGTAAATGTTGACAGGGTGGGGTGATCAAACTTTAATGGTTTGGCGTGTCCGTGGGTTGGATTCGCTTAATAGGGAGAAGTTCTTTTTCAGAACTTCAATGTATGTGAGAATAAGGAAGTTAAAATGACTAAATTAGGCGAAAAAATCTCTCATCTAGTGCAAGTAGACCCAGATAAAGTCTTCACCATCTTCGAGCAGAATGGTATCTCGATAGAATTGACTCTGCCTAGTGCATTGTCGTTCGGCAAGGGTGAGAGTTTCCCGTACGCAGCCAAACTAGCATTGAAAAATGCTACGCAATTTACAGTCACTTCGGCGGAGTTCAAAGTGACACTCAATAGCGTGTACGATAAAGATAGTAAGACTCTGCTGCTCGCGAATGTGGGATGGAAGGGCCCCGGGGCTCTGGACCAAGCACAGCAGGAAATGAGTTTCACTATTGATGCAGCTGTTCTGGCTAATACTTCGGGCCCATGTTCACCTAAAACTCCCGGATTCTCTAACGTTCAGTGGATTGCCACGATGAACAACGGGACGGGCACGGAAAACTTCACAACAAGCCTGACATCTGTCCAGCTTACCTCCGACTCTGAGACAAAAACAGGGCCGATTGTAGCTGTTAACTGACCTACCACCGCGGGGTCCAGAAGTTCGGGCCTCGCGGTCGCCCCCCGACTCTAGGGGCTGGGTAAGACCTAGAGCTGAATCTTGAGCTTAGACAATCGCTTTTGATTGGGATCTCAGGTTAGCAAGCTTCTGCTGGAGATAATCTGCTTCTCGTCTGTTCGATCCTGCTCTGGTGGTCCAGTTGCTTATCTCCTTGCGCTTGCCACCACTTCGACACCTCTCGTTGCCAGGTATCCCCTGAAATCTCTTTTAACGGCCTCTCAGAATCTGCCAGCATTTTGGTTGGCCCGAAATGTCCTCTCGGGCTTTGCGTAGCTGCAGGTTGAGTTCCTGGATCTCGTTTTCAAGCAACGCTCAGTGCTGAATGCAAGTTTCGAGAGGCGTGCGGGTGCCCAGCCAATCGCCTGTGTCGCCGATGTGCACGGTACTGCCTCATACTTGTTGCTGTATGTGCATACAGTAATCGAGGCCGTGCCGGCATGCGATTTGAGGCGACGAGATGTAGGGGGAGGGAGGTTGAATTCGGTCGGCAGGACGCCGGAGGAGGGTGATTTTCTTGCCGCAAAAATAATAGACGCCTTGATTCTATTGGCTTCCAATGCGTCTATTTTTCTTCAATTGCGGCACGAAAATTAATCTAAGTTGTTGATTTACATATTATCGCCATGGGACTTAAAATCCCCCGCTCGTAAGGGCGTGCCGGTTCGATTCCGGCTTCGGGCACCATCTATCTCAAGGGTTTGCTGGCGAAAGCTGATGCAAACCCTTGTTCGTTTCCGGTTCGCACATTCAAATCCGCTCTGCGATTTACGCGGTTGAGAGGCTGCCTTTCTGCTGGCGGAGGTATTTCTCTTTCATCACCACTGGGAAGTGGTGACGGGCGTATTGCAGAGACGTCTACGTCGCTCCGCAGATGGATGTAATAAGGACATTACGTGTTTCGGAAAGTGATTCTGTTACTGCTGATCAGTTGCTTGAGCGGCTGCGCCGCGGTGGCGATGCGTATGGACTACGACCACCCTTGCCCCTACAAGGGCGTGCGCCTGGACTGGTGGTTGGTAGGCACCTCCCATGGAAAGCTGATTCCCTTTTTACTGATCGACGCGCCGTTTTCCCTGGTGGTCGATACGGTGTTCTTCCCCTTCGAGTATCAATACAACTGCAACTTCTGA